GGCGATCGACGTGAAGTAGTTGCCGCCGGCGGGGGACTCGGTGGTGTGCCAGACGACGCGGGGCGGGTTGCCGGGGGTGTCCATGGCGCCGCCGATGGACTGGCCGCCGAAGCGGGTGACTCCGGCGACGTAGGCGGGCCCGGACGCGCCGCGGGGTAGGTCTCCCGCCCCGTAGCTCTCGGTTGACTTCGTCTGGACGAACTGTGCGTCCTCCGGCGCGAGGTCCCCACCCTCGTTCCGCGACTTCGGCAGCGGGTCGGGGTTGTAGACCCGGAACTCGGCGGCGTCCGTGGGGACGTACACGTCGAGGTCGCCGTCATCCCGCAGGACACAGAACGCGCCCGGGGTGCGGGGGTGCTCGCGGACGATGCGGCCAGACTCGTCGAGGTCGGCGATGGCGCGCACCTCATCGATGTGGGCCTGGTCGCAGGTGCCGAAGTAGGTGGTGGTGATGTGGTCGTCTTCGACATGGTCGACGGCGACGTGCCAGGTGGTCATGGGCGGGTCCTTGCGTCGAGGCGGGGCTGTACGAGGTCGATCTCGGGGCGGAGCTTGAGGTACGTGCTGAGGCGGAGGCGGCCGTCACCGTGATCGCCCCAGCCGCGGCCCCAGGAGTTCCGGATGCGGAGGATGGTGTGCTCCGGCATGAGCTGGTCGCCGTCCGTCGCGACGGCCTCCAGCGCGGTCACGCACACCTCGTGGCCGCCCTCCACCGGGCTGCTCGCCCAGTCGGGGTCGGCGTCGATGAAGCCGTCCGTGTCGGGCTCGGACATCGCCGCGTGCCAGGGCATGCCGAGGAGTACCGGGCCCGTCTGGAGCAGCACACACAGTTCCTCGGCGGTGGTGGCGTGCCCGTACTGGTCGATCAGCCCACGCGCCCGCATGGCCTTGGCGACGCCGAGGCCGGACGAGCCGGTGTCCTGCGACGGCCACGCGTAGTCGTGCCACTGGTCGAGGTGGGTGGCCTGCGAGTACAAGCCGATCGCGAACTCTTGGCAGGCGGCGGGGTCGCGGGTGTCGAGCCCGGCCTGGATGGCGTGCTCGGGCGTGAGGAGCACGGACAGGGCAGCAACGGCAGCCTGGCCGGTGCAGGAGGCGAGCGCGTCGACGTCCTCGGCGTGACCGTGCACGCTGGTGCGGATGCCCTGGGCGTGCAGGTTCCGCTGGTCGAGGACCGGGACGCGCGGCTCCCACGCCGTGGCGCGGAGCGGCTGCCCGTCGTAGCGCCGCCGGTAGGCGAGGCTGCGCGGGTCCAAGACCTGGTGCCGGCCGAGGTGGCCTGCTACTTCGTATTGCCGGATGGTGGTGTCGGGCACTCGCCCGTGCTCCTGGATCTCCCCGCGCCCATGAGCTGGTGGTCGGCGGACCACCGTGGTGGTCGTCCCTCGGGGGATGGTGCACAGGGGGCGGAGGGTCGCCCTGGGTTCAGGCTATGGCCTAGACCGGGATGTGTTGCCCCTGCTCGGGGTCACTCTTCTTCTGGCTGGGGGTCGAGCTTGGTGGCGGTGAGGATCGTCGACCTCTTCCCGCAGGTGCTGTCGATGACCTGGATGTAGGCGGGCAGCCCGTTGTTGCTGTAGAACTCGGGCGCCGAGTAGACCTTGTACCGGTTGGCGCAGCCTGCGTTGCGGCAGGCGTAGGTGATGGAGTACCAGGTGGCGGGCTCCCACTCGATGGGCGGCGGCGCAGGTATCGGGTCCGGCTCGGGCTCCGGAGTGGGCTCGGGGTCCGTCGGGGGGTCGATCGGGCCCGGGTCCGGGTTCCAGGGCAGCTCGTCGCTGTCCGGCGTTGCCGGGGCCTCGGGCTGCTTGTCGGGGTTGAGCGGAGGGGTGGTCATGATCCAATCACCATCCAGTGGACGACTGTCGCGGTTGTGTTCTCGCGGTTGACCCACACCAACATGCTGTTGTTGGTGATGGAGGAGGCGCCGACGCCGGTGACGCCGGATGCTCCGACCGGCGTGCGGACGCCGGGGACTGTGGTCTGCGCGCTGACGAAGGCGCGGACGTTGGAGCCGGTGACCTGGAAGTTGACCAGGCTGCTGGTGGGGGTGTGGGCGGCCGACGGGGTGATCGTCACGGTGCCGGTGGCGATGTTTCCCGCGCTGAGGGTTCCGGCGATGCTGGCGTTTCCGGCGAGGTCGACCTGCATGCGGTAGCCAGCAGCGGCGGTGTTGTAGAGGCTCAGGAGGTTGCCGGTCTGGCCGGGGCCGGACTGTACGTAGAGACTGCTTTCCGCGCCGCCGGCGGTGGGCTGGATGCTCGCTCGCGCACGGTGCGTGATCACCCCGGGGCTGTATCGGGTGGTGGCGTCGGTACCGGTGGTGGTGGTGTCGACGTAGCCGAAAATGGCTGACGTGGCGTCCATGAGGATTCGGCCGCCGATGATGATGGACTGCTGGTTGTCGCGGATGCGTTCGGCCGCCCAAAAGTCCTCCCCCAGGAAAGCGCGCCACTTCATGTTGGTGTAGCCGCTGCCCGTGAACGTGCCGCTGTTCATGCCGAGGTTCGCTGAGCCGGGAGTGTTCTCGACGACGTTGATGACTGCGCCGTTCGTGAGCGCTGCGTTCGTGAAGCGGAGGTAGGGGTAGGTCGCTTCCGGGTTGAGCCAGATCTGGGCGCCGCTGGTGCCCTGGAGGCCGAGGCCCCGGTAGGAGATCTCGCCGATGGCCACTCCGGCGGCGTTGTAGAGGATGAATTTGTTCTGGTTGCCCTCGTTGAGGGTGATGCGCTGACCGGAAGCGGCAGTGCGAAGCTGCCCACCAGTCACGACGGCGCCGTTGACCTCGCCACCCGTGATGGTCTTGCCGGTGATCGCGTCAGCGGCCAGCGCGGTAGCGTCCACAGAACCAGCGGCAATTTTCCCGGCCGTGATCGAGTTGGCGTCGAGCTTGTCCGTCGTCACCGCCAGAGCAGCGATCTTCTCCGCCGTGACCGCCTCAGCGGCGATCTTCTCCGCTGACACCGCCTCCGCGACCAGGTGTCCGGTCTCCACCGACAGTGCGGCGATCTCAGCAGCCGTGATCGTGCCCGCCGCGACCATGCCACCCGCGACCAGGGTGCGTACCTCAACGTTGTCGAACCACGCCTCCCCCACCGTCACCTCAGAGGCTTCCACCACGAGCACTGCGACGACCGTGTCCGGCGGCGCCATCACCTGCGCCGTCACCCGCGCCCACGGCCCGCCCAGGACGGGCGGTTCGTCGGCGACGCCCCAGCCGGTAACCGCGCCGGCCGAGTCCTCGTAGCGGAAGAACACCTTCGCGCCGGCGCCGTCGAAGTCCGGGGACACCCGGTAGTCCAGCGCCAGGTAGTGCCGCTCCCCCGGCAGGACTGGCAGCCGCGCCAGCTCCACGTTCTTCCACGCCGTGGCGGTGGCGGTGCAGTCGACGTGGAGCGCGGTCGGGCTGTCACTGCCAGGGGTGACGAGCGTCCAGTCCGGCAGGCCGTCGATGATCGCCGCGGTACGGGGTCCTTCGAACGACGGGTCGGGGGCGAGGTTACCGACGCCGAGGGCGAGCTGGTCGGCGCCGACCGCACCCAGCTTGATCTTCGCTGCGGTTACGGCCTCCGCGGCGAGCTTCGTCTCGGTGACAATGCCGTCGAGCAGCTCCGTCGACACGACCGGCGCCGGCCCCTCTGGACCGCTTACCGCGGACGGTACCGAGGGGGTGCCTGACGTGGAGCGGGCCAGCAGCCGCACGTACACCGGCGCCTCGGTCGGCACAATCACAGTGGCGCCCTGTGCCGTCTCGATCGTCGTGACGAGGGTCGCCGGGCCCGGCTCGAAGGCGTCGTCCGTGGCGACGTGGACCTCGATGCGCGCCCAGTCCAGCGGGATAACCGCCCCGTTTGCGAACAGGCCGTCCCAGGAGGTGGCGACACCACCGAGGACGCTCGTCAGGATCGGCGGCGTCGGTTCGGGCGGGGGCGGGCCGTTGACGACCTGGATGCCGGTGGTGCCGTCGCCCTGCTGCCCGACGATGGCCCGCAGGCTGCCCGCGTCGTCGCGGACCTCGATGGCGGCGTCCTCAACGGTGGCGCCGTGCGCGACCCTCTGCCCCTTACGCATCTCGGCGACCTCGCGGCGGAGCCGGGCTACCTCCCGGGCGAGGCTGTCGACGCTGGTCATGAGGCGGCTCCGTACGAGTAGGCGTCGGCGCGGCGCAGGGTGAGCGTCGCCTGGTCGGGGTGGGTGCTGGGCCGGTAGGCGTCGGCGATGATCCGGCACCAGCCCGACCAGCTCGTCCACGCGTTGTGCACGCTCACCTGCACGTCGTCGCCGATCTGCCACGACCCGAGCGGCGCATGCGGATGGTCCCGGATGGTGATCTCGGTGACCTCTCCCATGACCTGCCGGCGTTTCCGTTCGGCGGCGGCGCGGCGGCCGAGGACGTCGACACCGTTGACGGTGGGCAGCGCCAGGACGTGTTCCAGGCGGAGCTTGCCATCGCGGACAGGGTCGACGGCAAAGCGGGTGGAGGAGCCCTCACCCGAGCCGGTGGCGATGATGACGTTGGCGTACTCGTCGGCCGAGTAGGTCACCTCGGGCGCGGAGACGATGTTGACGCCGGTGCGGAAGGTGATGTCGGTGCGGCGGGCTCCGAGACGCGGGTAGCCGAGCGCGAGGCGCTTCCGGATGGTGCCGTTGGCCTGGTAGTTGCAGAGGTTCGTGTACTGCGGGGCGGCGTCCTCGTCGACGAGGTTGTCCATGAGGTCACCGAGCACGGGTGTCTCGTACCAGTAGCTCTTCCACGGCTCCTTGGGCGTGCCCGCCTTGGCGGTCGACGTGGTGGAGTCGACGACAACGCCGAGGTTGCCGTCGGGCTGGCCCTGCGCGTACGCCCAGATGTCCCGGATGATCACGCACGGGTCCTGGTTGACGTAGGGCCCGCGGCCGTCGAGGTTGCCGTGGTGGTCGTGCCGGCGGTTGAGGTACGACGACCACGACGCCGCCTCGATGCGGTACTCCTGGTCCTGCGGGTCGACGGTCCAGATGAGGCCGCCCCAGCGGAGCATGCCGTCCGCCTCGGCGTAGATTTCGGCGAGGCCGGGTTCGAGGGTGCTGGTGTTGGCTTTGACCCAGCGCGGCGACAGCGTCGCGGACAGGGACCCGGGCCCGTTGAGTTCGGCACCGAACTCCACCTCAGCAAGGGGCAGCGCGGGGTGGAGGACCGCCCCGGTGAGGGCGTTCCGGGTGAAGTACCGCCACCTGCTGCGGGCAGTCACAGGGGGCCCTCGGTGAACTCAACGTCGATGGTGAACGACGTGGCGCCGTCCACACCGATCTTGCCGTTGTTGGCCGCGCGGGTCCGCATGCGGGAACGGAACGGTTGCGTGGTGCCCCGCAGGCTCGCGCCGACCACGCCCTTGAGGTTGATGTTGTCGACCATCATCAGGGCGCCGAGGCGACGGAGCGGGGTGCCCTGGTTGTCGTCGATCGACACCCACTCGGCCGCCTCGAAGATAGACCCGAGCATGTAGCGGAACCCGCCGAAGACGTTGCCGTCGTCGAGGCGGATGCCGCCGGCGGTGAAAACGACCTTGCCGGTGGCCGCCCAGGAGGGGATGGCGATGTTGGCCATGATGACGTTCGGGAACGTCTTCCACGTTTCACTGGTACCGGATATCTCGACGAGCGGGTTCTGCGCGTAGTAGGGGTAGAGGACGCGTTCGCGGCGCGGGTTGGTGATCTGCCGCAGGTCGGTGATCATCGAGTTGGTGATGGTCGCGGTCGACGCCGGTATGTCGATCCGGGCCAGCGGGATCGCCGAGTACCCGGCCGGGACAGTCGTCGCCGAGCTGCTGACGTTGGGGACGACATCCCAGAACACGAGCGGGTCCACCCCCGGCACGCGGGTGCCCTCGTACTCGGGGTCCTCCACGCGGAGGATCAGCATGTCGGAGCGGGGCGTGCCGCCCGTCGAGGAGATCGGCACCGTGTCGACGCCGATGTTGTAGGCGTTGTAGTGGCCCTGGATGGGGCTGACCTTTCCCGCGATCGTCGCCGAGCCGTTGCCGACCTGCACGCCAGCACCAGGCGTTTCGAGGGCGGTGACACGAAGGTCGGTGGCGGACGTGATGCCTTGGTTGCCGCGCGCCAGATCCTTGATCATCATGCGGAACTGCTGCGCCGTGTGCTCAGCGCCGGTCGTCGCGATCGGAGTGGGATGCAGGGCCATCTCAGAGTGCCTTCCATGCGGGCCACCACGTGACGGCCAGGCTTGACGTGAGGGTGTTGTCGGTCGCTGACCAGCGGATCTCGTTCAACCCGGGGGTGAGGATGAACTGGTCGATGCGGGATGTGGGGCTGAGAGGGGCGGAGCCGCCGTTGGAGCGGAGGACGGTTCGCCAGCCGGGCCGGGTGTCGATTTCCACCCAGTCGCCTGCGGGGATCGTTGCCTGCACCGTGAGAGCACGCCCGGTGGTGACGTGACGGACCGTTGGGTTCGCACACGGACCGTTGATCCGAATCACCGGCCACGTCTCCGCCGTCCCCGCCACCTGGATGTAACCCGGCCGGCCAACCGCGGCGGGATCACCGGCGATGACGAAGGGGAACACCAGCGGGAACGTCATCCCGCCCGCGGTGATCGAGCCGAGCGGCATGCCGGTCGTGTCGGGCTCGTCCGCGTACCAGAGGTGATCCTCGGCCTGGAACTCGACCTCCAGCGGAATCCATCCGTGGATGGCCTGCGATAGGTCCGCGTCCAGGCGCCGCACCCGGCCGCGGGCCACGCGCACCGGGCGGCCGTCGAACGCCATGCGTAGCGTCATCGTCGTGCCGGCCTGCCCGCGTACCGCTCGCGTGTCCGCCTCAGCCTGAAGCGCGGCCAGCACGTCGAGGGCGGCCTCGCGGTCGCCGGGGGTCTTGATGGCGGCGTCGAGGGTGATGAGGCGCCCGCCGTACAGGTCGGGGCCGAGCCACAGCCCGTCCTCGCCTGGCGGCTCCACGTCGTAGGTGCGGGAGTCCGGCCTGCCGAGACCGCCGATGTCGGCGATGACGACGGGGGTGCCGCGGCCGATGAGGACGGAGCCGAGCTGGTGCTGGCCGACGGTGAGCGGGGTGGGTGTGGTCATCGGGCTGCCGCCCCTCCTCGCGCCAGGCGGCGCAACTGGAACGCATGCCTGGACGCGATCTGCCGGGCGGTGTCCTCGGCATTGCCGCCGCCGGTGATGTTCCAGTTCTGGGCGCCGACGAGGGGGCCCTGCTCGCGGATGATGACGACGCGGGCGTCCTGCGCGGCGGTCCGGCCGACGCCGAACCTGCTCATGACGTCGGCGAGGACGGGGAGGGCCTTGTCGCGCTTGGCGGCGCCGAGCGGGATGTACGCCTCTCCGCCGGTGGAGGGCTCCGCGAATGTGACGGCTCCGCCGGCGGTGGAGTAGATGCCTTCACGGATGCCTCCGTTGGCGTACGCCTTGCCGGCGACAGCCTTGGCGAGGTCGGCGGTGAAGCGGGCCGACCGGGAGCCGAGGGCGGCGACAATCTGACCCTTCGCCTTGCGGCCGATGTCGATGATGACGTCCTCGCCGAGGCCGGTGGCGTCGGCAACGTCGTGGATGCCGGTCTTGCTGGTCTTGATGGCGGCGATGATGGCGACGAGCTGCTCGACCTGCTCGGACGTGAGCGCTGCGTTGGCTTTCTTCGCGGCGCTGTTCGCCGAGGACGCCTTCTTGTTGTCCTTGACTGCGGCGGCGGCGAGCTGCTGTGCGGCCGTGTCGTTCTGCGCGGCTAGCTGCGCGGCGAGGTCGCCGTGGCCGCGGCCGGCAAGGACCGCCAGGTTCTTGGCGAAGGCGGCGTCGAGCTTGGTGTCGGCGTTGAGGGCGCGGGTGTAGTCCGTGAGGGACGCCTTGGCGGTCTTCTGGAGGTCCAGGAGCGCCTTGGACATCTGGTCGACGTACTTCTTCGAGCCCTTGGCCATCTTCGCGGCGAGCTTCACGCCGTCCTCGCCCATGGAGGACAGGGCCGCAGCCACGTCGGCTCCGGCGCGGTCGGTGACCTTCTCCAGGTTCTTGTTGAACGCCAGGGTCGCCTTCGCGGACGACTTCAGCTTCTTCTCGACGGCACCAAGATCGAAATACTCGATCTCCTTGATTGTGACCTTGCCGTTCTTGCCCTTGACCTTGACCTTCCTGGTCTTGTGTCCGGCGCGTCCGGCGTCGGACGCCGAGTACAGCGACCCGGACTTCGGGTCGTACGTCCAGTCGGTCACCGACCCGTTCGCGTTCCACTGGATGGCGCGCGGGTCACCGCCGAGGCGCCGCACGATTTCCTCCGTGATCGCACGGGACCGGGGGCGCTTCGACGGGGCGAACGGCACATAGCCCTCGCCGCCGGTTTCGGGCTCGCCCCACACCCGCCACGACCCGGCCGGGGCGATCTGCGCGACGTGATTCTCGGAGCCTTCCGCGAAGTGGCGGACGCCGCCGCGCTGCCTGCTGGGGCCGCGCAGTCCACCGTCGGCGTAGTAGTCGACGACACCGCCGTCCGCGTAGCCGAGCTGTGTGCCGTGCGACCCGGACCGGCGGGCCTGCTGGCCGATGACCCTGTAGTTGGTGGTGATGGTGATGGTCTTGTCGGACAGGGAGTCGCGGGCGGCCTTGACTGCGCGGAGCCCGCCGAGCGCGGAGCCGGTGAGCGCGGTGACCTGCACCCGACCGTCGGGCAGCGTCTTGACGCGGTAGCCGAGGGATTCGAGCAAGGCTCGCGCGTCGGCGGTCAGCGCGTTGACCTTGATGCTCTTCGCCCCGGGCGTCGCCTGCATCTTCTTGATGACCTGGTCGAGCCCGGCGATGGCGTCCTCACGCCGCATCTCGATCGTGGAGACCTTCTGCTCCGGGATCTGGAGGATCTGGTTGGCGAGTTGGTTGGCCGCCTTAGCTCCCAGTCCCATGTCGCCCGCGTAGTCGACGATCGCTTTGCGCCCGCGCTCGTAGATGCCGTTGACGTACTCCCACGGCTTCTCCGCTTGCCTGGCCGCCGTGGCGGCCTCGTCGGTCTTGGCGGCGAGGTCACGCAGCGCCGTGTCGGCGTTCCGGGCGGCCTCGCTGTTCAAGTCGAGTTCGCCGTTCACCATCTTGAGGGCGCCCTTGTGCTTCGAAGCGACCTTCGCGGCAGCATCGATCGCCGCTTCGAAGGCGTTCATGCCGCCGAGGCTCGCCCGGTTCACGTCGTTGAGAGCGACGAGGGACTGCCGTAGTCCGTCCGCGCTCGCCTTCTGCGCGTCCAGCTTGGACTGCACCGACTGGGACGCCGCCCCGAACAAGCCCATGCCCTGCGCGGCCAGCTCCTGCTCGGCCTTCAGACCGGCGACGGCCGCCTTGTACTCGGGGAACATTTTCGCGATGTCCGCCGACGACTTCCCGGACTCCCGCAGCGCGTGCTCGAACTTCTCGAAGCTCTTCGCGGCCTGGTCCGCGTAGCCGCTGGTCGCCATCTGCGCGAACGCCTTATCGAAGCTCTTGAAGTCCTCCTCCAGCGCTGTGAGGCTGTCCGCGCCGTTGACGAGGTCTTCGAGCTTGCGCCCGGCGACATCTGCGACGGTGCCAAGGCCGATGAGACTGGCCCAGTCCTTGGCCTTCTCCAGGTCGGCGGTTTGGCTCTCCAGGCGCGCGGCCTTCGCAACGAACTCGTCCATGCTGCCGAACGTCTTCGCCAGCTCGCCCGAGAACTTGAGCCCGCCGGTGGCCGCCAGCTCCTTCAGGCTGGACGTGAGCCGGTCCACGTCCGGCGGCGCCCCACGAGCCTTCTCCGCGAGCATGTCGATACCGATCGCCGCCGCACCGATCACGCCGAGGCTGCCCGCGACCTTCGACATGGCGCTCATGCGCTGCGTGACGCCGCCGATCGCCGCACCGAGCCCACCAAACCGCGCAGAGCGGATGAACGCGGCGAGCCCGGCGGCAGCGCTACCGCCCGCGACCGCGCCGACAGCGGCGATGCCGACGGCCACGAGCTTGAACGCGGCGTAGAGCTGGATGAAGACGCTAAGGGCTTCGGGCGGGACTGCGTTGACGAGCTGCGCGAGGGCGTTAACGGCGGTGAGGACACCGACACCCATGTCGCTGGCAGCCTCCAGCAGGTTGAACAGCGCCTCGGTCAGGTTGCTGAACGTCTCCCCCACGATCGGACCCACCGACCGAGCCCAGTCCATGAACTCCTTCAGCCCGGAGCCCATGTTTCCGGTGTCCATGGCCTGCGTGAGCCGCACCAGGCCACTCGTCGCCCTCGCCAACGTGGCCGTGGAGAACTCGGCGAACCGGGACATGAACCGGTCGAAGCCAGGCGTCGCCATCCCCCCGGCGGCGACGTTGAGGAACCGGTCCAGCTCCCGCGAGGCGCCCCGCACCATCGGCGTGAACTTCGGCAAAGCCATCGTCGCGAGCTGGAGCCCCTTGGTGACCGACGGCATCGTGTCCGCCGCCAACATGTCCGACCAGTCGCCGTACTCGTCCTTCAGCACAGACAGCGCCGCAGCCGCCTGCCGAGTCGCCGGCGGCATCGACTTCACCTGCCGCAGCCACTCCCCCTCAGCCTTCGCCGCCTCCTCCGAATGGCGACCGTGCTGCGACACGGCGTCGTCGTACTTCTGCTGCGCCTCCGCCGCCTCCGACATCTGCACGATCTGACCACCGATCGCCAGCCCGTACGCCGCAGCAGCCGCGCCCGCCGCACCCAGACCAGCGGCGATCGGCGCCAGCGACGCGGCCACCGGGATGATCGCGGTACCCAGCGCCACGACCGCCTGGATCAGGTTGCTGGTCTCACCACTGGCGTCGCTCGCCCCGTCACCAGCGGTACGAAGCTGACCGCCGAGACTCCCAAGCCGGGTGTGGACGCGGCCGACAGTCCCGTCGAGGCTGTCCAGGTCGGTACGCAGGTTGCGGGTCTGGGCGGCCAGGCCGTGCAGGCGGGTGCTGGTGGTGTCCGTGACACCGTCGAGGGTTCGAAGCGCGCCGGCGGCCGCGAGGGCGGATCGGATGATGTCATCGAGACCGTCAGCGGCGTTGCTGGCTCGGCGTTCCAGGATGCGCAGGGCGTTGCTGGTGTCGGTGGCTGCGGCCCGCACTGTGCGGAGTGCTGCTGCTGCGGCGGCGGCAGAGGCGTCGGTGTCGACCCGGACCTGCACGCGGACGTTGCGGTCGATGCCGGCGAGGGTCCGCCGAAGGTCCGCGGCCGCGGTGGTCGCGCCACGGGTGTCGGCGTCGACGCGGACCTGGATGTGGCGGTCGATCCGGTCGAGGGCGCGGCGAGCGGCGGTGGCCGCGGTGACAGCGTTCCGAGCGTCGGCGCCGATCCGCACCTGCATGCTGCGGTTGATCCCGCCGAGGGACCGGTTGAGGCTGGAGGCGGCGGTGGCGACGCTGCGACTGTCGGCTGAGATACGGACCTGCACGTGCCGGTCGATGCTTCGGAGCGCCCGGTTGGCGGCCGCGGCCGCAGCGACGACGTTGCGACTGTCGCCGTCGATGCGGACCTGGAGGCGCCGGTCGACCTGATCGAGGGCCCGCCGGGCTTCCGCTGCGGCGCGGGCGATCTGCCGAAGGTCTCGGGAGACACCGGTGGCTTGCCGACGTAGGGCAGCGAGGTTGCTGCTGGTGTTGCGGCTGGTGCGGCCGAGGGCGGCGGTCTGCTGGTCTGCGGCGCGGACGGCGCTGGCGAGGGTGCGGGCATGGCGGGCGGACTGCTGGAGGCTCCGCGCCAAGCTGGTGCCTTGGCCGCGGAGGTCCACGGACAGGTTCCACTGGGCCATGCCCTTCCCTCCTTAGTCTCGGGTGTTGCGGTTGGCTTCCCGGGCGGCTTCGGCGGCGGCCTGGACGGCGACGGGGATGAGGGCCACTTTCATGCCGCGCATCTCGTCCTCGCTGAGCGCCTTTGCGAGGTCGGCTTGCTTGTCGGCGATGACCTGGCATCCCACGCACCGCTGCCCGACCGCCACGTACGCGTCCTCTTCGTCGGGGCCGCCGTGGTCCCAGTCGTCGTGCCGTGTGCCGCACTGGGTACAGACCGACCGCGCGTATGCCTGGTAGGCGAGGGCTTTCTGCCGGTCGCGTGGCGTCCACTTACCGGCGGCGCCGAGGAACTGGGAGTGGGGGATGCCCCACCGGTCGCACAGCTCCAGCTCGGCCCGTAGCCGCTCATCGGTGATCAGCCTTTTCCCAGTTCGGTGTCCAGGCGGGTGTGGGACTGGATGTTCCAGGCGGTGGCCCACAGGGCGACGGCTTCGCCTTCGCCCCAGGTGGCGAGGTATTCGCGGGCGTCGTCTTCGGTCATGCCGTCGAGGCTGGAGGCGGCGATGAGGGCGGGCGCGAGGGATTCGCTGTCGAAGGCAGCGCCGTCTTCGGCCTGCTCCTCGGTCGGCGGGTGCGCCTTCTTGAGGGCTTCGAAGTCGGGCCGGGGCAGAGCCTGGAAGCGCAGCCGGATCGCGGCGTCCTCGAACGCCTGCTTGGCCTTGGTGAGGTCGCGCTTGGCGGTGGCGGCGCGGGTCTTGGCGACCTTGTCGTCGGCCTGCTCGTCAGCCTCGGCGGCGGTGCGCTTGGCGTGGTACTCGGCGTCAGCCAGAGCCTGCTTGAGGCCGGGGTCGTCGCAGATGGTGAGGGTTGCGGTGGGCCGACTGCGGTTGGCGAGGCGTTCGCGGGTGGCGGCCCAGTGCGCGTCGGCGGTGACCTTCGCGGCGGGTGGTGTGGTGGTCATGCGGGTGGTCCTCCATCAGGGGAAGGGAACCCCGGCCGGGCGCCGCACGGGCGCCCCTTCCCGAACACACGGTGCGGGCCCGGCCGGGAGCTGAGAGGGCTCGGGGTCAGGGCGTGGTCGCGGGCACGGGCGCGTTGAGCGCCGGCGTGTCGGTGATGGAGAACCGCACGGTCCACTTGGCGGCCTCGTTGTCCACGGTGATCGCGGCGGACTGGGAGGCGACCCGGACCGGGTACACGTCCATCGAGTTGGAGGCGGGCACGTCGCCCTTGCGGAGGATGACGATGAAGCCGTTGGTGCCCTTGGCGAGGGTCTCCTCCAGCTCGCTGTTCGTGTCGTCCTCGTAGAACGTGATGGAGGAGTCGGCGGCAGTGTCGGAGCCGGGGATCTTGGAGTCGAACGTCGACTCCATGTCGGGCGTCTCGATCTCCTGGTTCTCCAGGGCGAAGCCTTCGACGGCGGAGATCTGCTTGGTGATGTTGGTGGCGCCGGTCAGCTCGGTACGGGTGGGGATGTACGAGGTGGCGGCGATGGTCTCAGCGAAGAAGATCTTCGTGATGCCCTTGCGGGAAAAGCGCGGCATGGCGGGGACCCCTGAATGCGGTGGCATTTTGGTGGCGGCCACCAACGGGGTGGCGTCCGCGTGGGTCCGTCGCGGTACGGCTCGTGCAAACCCCCGTGGGGGTCAGGTGGAGGTCAGCGAGATCGCGGGCCTCAGCACATAGCTCATGATGGCATCTCCTGGATCACTTGTTGCCCCTGCTTCGACGTCGAGGCGCCGGTCGGTGACTTTGGCGCCAGGCACGACGATCGGGTACAGCCACAGGCCGGTCGCAGGGTCGCGGCCGAGGAACGCTTCGCGAGCCTTGTCGGCCATCCACTCGCCTTGGTCGGCGGACCCGGCGGAGTTGGGTCGGGCCGGGTCGGGGCCGGACACGCATGTCACCTGGTACACGAACGTCACGTCGTCGTTCATGTCGGCGAATGGTGGCCCACCGAGCTGGGTGTCGAGGCTGTACAGCAGGTAGTACGGCGGTGGCTTGCCGGGCTGCTGGCCGCGCCCGACGGGCAGGCCGCTGGCGGAGGTGAGGAGCGCGGACATGGCCATGGTGACGGGCAGTCGGGCGATCAAGACAGCACCTCCCGGACAACGTCACCCATGCCCGCGTGGAGGGCCGCTTCGATGGCGGGGATGGCGGGGCCGACGTGCGGGAACGGCGGCTGGTTGTAGACGCGGCCGAGGCTGTCTGGGCCGACGAATCCGAACTCCAGGCGTCTGCCCTGCGGGGCGTGGGTGCCGATGGTGCAGGTGGCGCCGTGCGGGATGCTGCGGCTCGTCGTCCGCCACGACGCCCTGTACGCGCCCGTGATGACGTTGGGTCCCGGCCGGCCGGACGCGTTGGCGCGGATGCGGGCAGCGCCGAGCGTCGCCGCGTGGTTCACGTGCCGCTCGACGGCGGGCCCGACGCGGGCGGCGGCGGCTTCGAGGCGGTCGGCGAGCTGGTCGGGGGTCACGCTGCCTCCGGTATCCGGTTCTGGTCCAGCGGTGTGCGGCGGACGACTTCGACGGTGGAGGCTTGGCCGGGGTCTGCGCACGTCCAGGATCGGCCGAGGAGCGCGGTGCGGGCCGGGTTGTGGACGGCGGTGACGGTGACGACGGCGCCCTCCGGCGGGACAGGCGCGGTGAGCGGTGTCAGCAGCATGTACGCCGACTTGGTCTGCGCTGCCCACGGCAGGGTCGTGTCGGGCACCATCGACCGTTCTACGGCTGCCCCGGCGGGGATGACCGCACCGGGCCCCTCGTAGACGAGGAGGTCGTCGGGGTAGATGAGGTGGCCGGTGGTCGGGTCGAGGACGGGCGGGCCGCTGGCGGGCACGGTGACGCCGACGGTGTCGATCAGCAGGGTGGTGCCGATCCAGGTGACGACTCCGGCGAGGGCTTGGTCGAGTCCGGCCATCAGGTGCTCCCCTGTGCCCAGTCGATGAGCTGGCGGAGGATCGCGCGGGTGGTGTCGGTTTTGCCGTCGCCGAGGTCGTCGCGGTCGAGAGCAGCGCGTTGGAGGGCGGCGGGGTCGATGCTGCCGAGGTAGGCGGCGATAGTGTCGGCGGGGTCCTGGTCGTGGTCGGTGAGGACGACGCGGGCGAGCCCTTCGAAGGCGACGCCTTCGCGGTGGGCGGTGGCGTGGAGGGCGACGATGGGGGCTTGTCCGGCGTGGTGCTCGATGGTGTAGCCGTTCACCATGTCGGTGATGTTGGTGCCGTTGAGGGTGAGGTTGGCGGTGATGCCGTCGGTGGTGATGCTGACCTCACGAAGCGGCTCGCTCATGCCGGAGGCGGTCACGTGCCCTCCTTGGCGTCACCAGGGGACGGCTCAGGCGCCAGAGGTACCTGCTGCTGCACCCACCGCTCGAACAGGAGAGGCCCCCGAGTCCTCTCGTTGATCAGCTTTGCGCCGCTCGGGTCGGTGTGGTGCTGCCAGAAGTGGATGAGTGAACGGCCGGGCTTGTCGCCGCGCCACTCCGTTTCCACGGTGATGGCCTTGAGCGCTACCTGCTTCGGGTCGAGACCGTTGGCGGAGAGCCATTTCACTAGGCGCTGGCGCTGCTCGGCGTTGATCGTGTTGGCGGTGTCATCGCTGACGACCTGAACGATCCGCCACTCGGGTCCGTTAGGGACGGGCCAATGCGGCGTCATGGGGTTCCTCCTGGGGCGAGTCGGGGCCGGGTGCCGGGAGCGAAGTACGGGCGAAGCTCGCGGACACAGTTCGGGTGAGCGATGGGGTGGGCGAGGGCGTCCTCCACAGTCCGGAGGGAGCCATGCGCGCGGTCCGGGTCCCGGTGTGACGCCCACCCGCAGTCGCGGCCGTCCCGGACCTGCACGTGGGTGCAGCCAAGCTGGTCGAAGGCGGTCTGCGCGGCCCCCGTGTTGGCGGTAGTGACGGCCTGCCACGACAGGGCAGCGCGTGCCCACGACTCGACCGGGTGCCGGGCGTTGTCCGCGTACACCACCGTGTCGAGCGGATGCTCGCGGCGGAGAGCCTGCGGGTCGAACCGGCCATCCGGGCGTCGGGCCTCGTCCTGCGCGGCACGGAGGAACGCGCGGGCCCTGCGCAGGGCCTCCTGGAGGCGGCCCATCAGGTCCGCGTAGTACTGCGCGGACGTGCCCGTGACCCGCGCCTGATGCCGCGCCGTCCACGACCACACCGAGTACGGGCGGTCCGCGATGTCCAGCATCGACAGGGCACCCTCCCGGTACGCGAGCGGTAGGTCTGTGCTCGCCCACCGCTCCGCGAACGCCGCGACCGCGCGGTCGAAGGAGGCCAGCGCCCGCTGGAACAGCCGCACCGCTTCCTGCGTCGCCGACCTCGCTCGGCCGCCGGGACGTATACGGGCCAGCGCGTCGAGGAGCCGTGTCTGGGCGGTCGACAGGATGCGCCACGCCGCCGCCAGGCGACCGACCGCGTCCGTGATGAGGGCGAGGAGTCGGGCGCGGAGGCTGCGGGCACGGCCACGGCGGACGGGGGTGCTCATCGGCGGGGCCGCTCTACGAGCTGCACCACAGACCACGAGTCCGGGTCGACACCGGGGTCGGGGTCGTCGGGGGCGGGCGGGTCACCGGCCTCAAGGCTCGCGATCTGCCGTTCGTACGCCTTGATGTTCTCCGAGAACGACACGGACACGACACCGGACACGGCCACCGAACCCGGCGACGCTAGCAGCACAGCCAGCCGCTCCCGCAGCACCTCAACCGCAACCGCCCGACCCGACCCCAGCCGCACATAGCGGGCCTGAAGGTCAGCAAGGTCGGTGGCCGGTCCGAGCTGGGAGAGAAGCCAAGCAGTCACATCGGGATTCACAGGTGGCCCTCCGATCCGGGCGAGTAGGGGAAGGGGACGGATGCGGGCCCCACCGGCGCCCCACCGGCATGCAGGGCCCGCATCGCGTCTACCTACTGGCCGCCGTCTCCCTCAGCGTCGGCGGCCTTCCGGCCCCGGGCCGGCTTCGCGGCCGCCGTCTTGCGCGCGGCCTGCTTAGAGTCCCCGTCATCGTCGGACTGCGACACAGCCGCGGGCGGCTCGCCGTCCTCCCACGCAGACGGAGTGGTGATCAGCTCCGCGAGGACCGGCTCCGGCTCGTCGCCGGCCGCCAGGTGCACGAGCTGATGGGTACGCGGATCACGGACGTGAACGTTCGCGGCGAGACGCTTCCCCATGTCAGAACACCTTCGCGGTGATGTGGATGTCCGGGACGTACAGCACCGGCATCGCGACGGCGGCGCCCTTCGTCCACACCTGCACCGGGTCGTCGGTGTAGCCGTGGGTGACGACGATGCCGGGCGCCTCCTGACGCTCGATGGCCGGGTTGCCACCGGACGACAGGACGAGAGACTCGGCCGTCACGCCGTACTGCGTCTCACCCCACTGCTGCGGGTTCGGCGGCAGCATCAGCCACCGGTCCTCAGGGATCGGCCGGACGTTGGTGCCGCCGTCCACGGGGATCTGAACGTCGTACACCTCGATGGGCGGCAGGTTGTAGCGGGCGCGGACCGCGTCGACCTCGTTCGGCGCGAGGACACCCGTGGGGGTCTGCGTGGACGGCTGCCCGTAGAACGCCCGACGGTAGGAGTCGTTCGCCGCGAGGAGCGCACGGGCCTTGTAGGAGGTGACGACGCGGGACGGCAGCGGAGCACCGGACGCGCGGAGCACCTCGATCCACGCCATCTCGTCGGCGATGGCGTCCGCAGCCGGGTTGGTCCAGGCGGTCGCCGCGGTCGGCATGTTCGCGGAGGGCACCCCGGCGTCGTACTCGACGGTGAGGCCGTTCTCCCCGGCGAGGGTGAACTTGCCGTCGGTGAGGAGGTCACCGACCGCGAGTTCCAGGCGGGACTTGATGGACTGCACGTGCGCGGCGACGTCCTGGTACAGCAGCTCGACGAATTCCGAGGCGTCGGCGCCGCGGGACGTGTCGAGGAGGATCTGCTCCAGCTCGCCGACCAGGTACTTCTGGCCGAGCGGGGGCAGCATGCCCTCGGTGACGATGCGCTTGGCCTCGCGGGTGGCGACCTTCGTCTGCGCGTCGAACGCCCGGTACTGGGCGGCGTTGACGCGACGCTCGGTGCGCTTGGTGCGGAACTTCACCGAGTTGATGGTCTTCTCGGGCATGACCGAGAGGGTGAGGGCGTAGTCGGCGGGCGTCTGCACCGCACGCGCGAACGCGTTGATCTCCGTGGCGTTGATGTCCCTGAGCAGGGTCTCCAGCATGACAGGGCCCCTTTCAGGCGGTGAAGACGATGGAGTCGGTACGGGACTCGGCGGCGGGCACCGTCAGCGCGACGGGGAGCTTCGCCGTCTTGACCTGGCCGTGGACGAGGAGCGCTGCGGCGACCTTGGTGGTGGTCGGGTTGAACGTGGTCTCGGTGGCGAGGAGCCCGGCGAGGACTTCGCTGCCGTCGGTGGCGTCGGCCTTGTAGGGGGCGTACAGCCCGGACGCGGTGAGCCGGCCGAGGGGCAGCCCGCTCTTGAACCGGTGGTAGGGCATGAGCGGCCCGGACGCGGCGACGTAGTGGGTGCCCGACGTGAACTTGGTGACGTCGAGGGTGATGGTGGTGTTCATGCCCGAGCCGTGCAGGTTCATCAGCCACGCGCGGTCGGCGGTGACGGTCTCGGTGCTGGTGATCGGCTGGATGTCCACGCCGAATCTCCTCCCATGGCGGGGGTGGGCACTGGGTGCGGACACCCGGCTGGGGTGTCGTCCACGGGAGGTGTGAGGGCGTGGTCCCTCAGTTGGTGGGCCGCGGGTTAGGCGGCGGGCTTGGTGGCGTAGCCCATCTGCTGGGCGCGGGCCATGGCGCGGGCCTTGATGTCGTCCTTGGTGGCGGGTGCGCGCGGCGGGCCGCCGGCGGGGGCTCCGGACGGGGCGGGCGGCAGCTTGGGGGCCGCAGCAGGCGTGGTGGCGCCTCCGAACAGTTCGGGCCGGCGGGCCTTGAGGGCTTCGGCGGCGGCGGTAAGTGCCGCGTCGTCGGCGTCGTCGTCGGCGCGGAGGAGTTGGGTGGCGTCGTCGAGGTCGTCTCCCGTGGCGCCGAGGCCGGCGAGGAGCGCGCGGCGGGAGGCGACACGCTCGCGGGCGAGGGCGGCCTGTTCGCGGGCTTCGGCGGCGGCCTCTCGTTCGGCGAGGGCCTTCTCGCGCTTCTCCTGCTCGGACAGGGCGGCTTCCTGCGCCTGTCGGGCGGCGGCGATGAACGCCTTGGCGTCGTCGACCGTGTTGAAGCCGTGCTCGGTGGCGAAGTCCTCCAGGGCGGCCTTGGCTCCGGCGCGGCGGCCCTGGTCCTTCTCCTTGGCGGCGAGCTTGGCGAGGTCTTCCTGGGTGACGGTGACCTGTACCGGCTCGGCCGGGGGTGCGGGCTTGGGGGCCTGTGGTGCGGGGGTCGGCGGTTCGCCGCCATCGGCGTAGCACACAGCCAGGTCGGCGAGCCCGCTGTACGGGCGCGCCCAGGCGGTCGTGGTGTGGCGGGGGTGCGTGGGGCGACGCATAGTGCCAAGTCCTCCCGGACAGTCATCAGGCCCCGCGCCTAGATCAAGGAAAGCACAAGACGGCGAATGTGTTGCCCCTGCCCGGCTACGCCTCATCGTCGTCGCCGTCCTGGAGAGGATCGGCGGCGTCAGCCTCCGCCGCGTTGGCAGGGATCGGCGGGAGCTGCACGGCCGGCGCCTCCTCAGCCTCGGGGGCCTTGCGGTCGAGGAACTCGGCGACCGCATCCACGTTGCCGAGGGCGTCTGCCAGGTCCTTGGCCGCGGCGAACGCGCGGGACTCGATCTGCTTGATCTCCTGGTCGATGTCGTCGATGGGGAACCCAGCCTCGGACAGCATCCGCACGCCGGTCTCCAGCGACATCACCCCAGCCTCAACACCTTGGGTGACCTGCTCCAGGACGGCGGCCTTGTCGGTGGGCGTGTAGGGGCCGCGGGCGATGAGCGCGGGCATCGGCCGTACGTCGGCCCAGTCGGGGTGCTGGCCGGCCATGTGGAGGCGGGTCACGAACCGCAGGAGGAGGGTGTCCTTGTGGGCGCGGGCGAGCCGCATCCCGGACACCAGCGAATCGAGCGGGCCCAGAGAGAGCTGGAGGGCGTAGCCGGACGGCATCTTCGACGGGTCCATGGTGCCGATGGCGACGGCCGGCAGGCGGACGACATTCGCGGCACGGTCAGAGAGATCCGCACGGTGGTTGCGCAGCTCGGCGAGCTGAGGGGCCGTGTCAACGGTGTCCATGCGGCCGTTCTCGCCGAGTTCGAAGACCATGCCGGGCGCGACCGCGAGCTGACTACGGCCGGAGGCAGCCTTCCCGGAGAGCCCGATGATGGGAGAGCCGGTCGTGGCGGACGCGCGGGACGAGTCAGTGTCGGTGCCCTGAAGCTCGTCGAACACCTGCAACGCCTTCGCCAGCGACGACTGGCCCCAGTGCTCCTCCGCGGGCGGCACCGTGTTGGGGACGTGGACGACCGGGATGAAGTCGATGTACAGGTCAAGACGGTCGAGGACTTCGCCGGACGCGTCGGTGGCGTAGGTGGCCTTGTCGAGGGGCAGCGAGTCGACATCCACGGGGCCGGTGAGGTCACCGAGTTCCCAGGTGGCGTCGGTGAGGTAGCAGGTGCGGTAGACGGGCCGGTCGTTCCACGGATAGTCGCGGGCGATGCTGGTCCCGTCGACCTGGTCGCCGATGTTGAGGAGCGGGGCCGGGTCGGTGCCGTCGTCGGGTTCGGTGAGGAGCGGCGCACGCACGGCCCGGCCGGCACGGTCGACGCCGGACGCGGTGGCGGGCTGAATCCAGTCCAGCTCGTAGGTGATGCGTCGCAGTCGCGGCTTGAGGCCCCGCTTGGGGTCCTCGGGGAGTTCCCACGCGAAGTGGACACGTTCGGGGTAGTCGGAGCCGTCGCCGTCTTCGGGCAGGACAGGGAAGTAGAAGCCCGGGTCGTAGGTCTTGATGCGGGCCCGCTGCTTGGTTGCGTCCCAGTACAGGAGGTAGACGCCGTCGCCGAGGCCGACAGCTTTACGTTCGGTCTGGAGCATCCGCATGGGCAGCAGCTCGGCGTCGGCCCACTCCCGCAGGAGCGTCTGGAGGTGCTCGGCGGCGGCCTGGTCGGGGTTCTCTTCGGCGGTCTGTTCGGCGCCGGGGACGACGACGCGCTGCTCGCGGCCCATGACGTGGGCGACGAGGGTGTCGATGAACATGCTCGGGTCGCCGAACTCGCGGCGGTCGCGTGCTCCCTCCCCGTCGCGGATCGCGGCGAGTTCCCCGGCCTGGTTGTTGTCGTAGGCGGAGAGCAGCTTGTACGCGGCGAGGCGTCGTTCGTCGGCTGCGGGGACCCAGGTGGCGTGAGCTTCGGGGAAGGCCCGCCGGTTGGGCATGCCGAGTAGCTGGTCGGAGTAGATCGGCTTGAAGTTCAGCCACGACCAGGCGTCGATCGTGAGCCTGCGTGCGCCGGAGATGAGGCCCACTGGAGAGTCCCTCCATGATCAGGCCCCGCGCCTACTGATCAGGGTACGGGCCGACATGGGCAGCGTTGCCTCCCACAAGCGGCACACAAGATTCGCCCGCCCCTTTAACCCGAACGAGTGATCTCGGCAGGGCGTTTGTGCGTACTTCGAGGACGCCCTCACCAGTACAGCTACGACGATGTCGCCGGTATCCCAGAGCGGTTCACCGGCGATTGCCACGCGACACAGCAACTGGACTACGCACTCAGGCGACTGACGCCGCAGCAGGGGCCGCGGATCGCCGGCGGGGCACAGTAAAGTAAGCCCGGCAAACGCGCTCACCCCTTGGCATACCAGTCAGCGAACACGTAGCTGACGCAAGCGAGGGAGAGCAGGTTGTGATGAAAAACGAACCGCCCGACTGGGCGCTGGGTTTCCTGATCGTCGGTTTCCTGGAGGTGGCACTCCAGTGGACGATCTGGCTCAGCTCCTAGCCAGGCAGTCGCGTTGAACAGGCGGCGAAGTCTTCCTTGGCAGGGTGGGCTTCGCCGCTCATCGTTGAGGCTACGCACCACTGTGACGTACTCGCGAGTGCGCAACCCACATGAAGATTACATCTTGAGGGCCATGAACACTGTCAGCCCCCTTCGTCTTTGTTAGCGCCACATCACCGTCGACCGCGCAGCCGCTGATCCTGGTAGGCGACCGTTCCCAGGCCCGTAGACGCCGGGTCGGCCAGCTCGGTGAGCGCGTGCACCGCGGCGTCCATGCGGTCCGGGGAGTCCATGCCGGGCAGCCACGTCACCATCTGCGTCTCCAGCGTCGGCCACTCCCCCACGTGGTGGACGAGGCCCTGCTCATATAGCTGGGCGATCGGCTCCGCACGCAACCGCTTGCCCTGCTTGGCGACGACCTCCACGATCCGCGGCATGGGCATACCCGCGGTGGCGTCCTGCCGCTCAAGCTCCTGCCACGCCTGGATGAGCACCTGCTTCGTCATGTCCCCGCCGAAGTTCGTCTCGACGACGAACGCATCCGCGCGCAGCTCGACAGCACGAAGGCACGCTTCGCGGCCCCACGCGTTGGCGCCGTGCCGGCCGGAGCGGTCCTCCAGCACGTAGTACTGGCCGTCCGCCGTGCGGCCCGCAGCGACGATGCCGGTTTCGTCGTTGGCTCCGCCGGCGCCGCCGGACGGGTCGATGGCGACGACGATGCGGGACAGGTCGATACCGCGGAGCGCTGCGGGGCTGATGCGGTTGGCGGTGATCCACGCCCATTGCCACACGCCACCTTCAAGGGGGCGGGGCTGCTGCTGGTAGAGCGACCACCACACGCGCTCACCGACGGACTTCCTGATGCGCGCGTAGTCGTCGGCGTTGTACCGCTCGGGCCACAGGGCTTCCCCAGGCTGGCGGCCGAGCGGATCGTCGGCAGTGAGGGCCAGGGCAGGCAGGTCGATAACGATCCACTCTTCGGGTTCCTCCTTAAGGAGCCGACCAGAAAGGTCGTCGTCGTCCCAGCGCGTGTTCACCAGCAGCACGGAGCCTTGGGGCTCCAGGCGGGTGAGGAGGACGGACTGCCACCAGTCCCAGACTCGGTCGCGTTGGGTGGGCGATCCTGCGTCTTCTGCGCCCTTGAAGGGGTCGTCCACGGCTGCGACGTGCGCGCCCCGGCCGGTCAGAGCCCCTCCGACTCCTGCGGTGACCATGCCCCCGTCGCGGCGGTCGATGTCGAAGCGGTTGGCGGCTTGGCTGCCGTACTTGAGGCTGATGCCAAGGGTGGAGGCGTGTTCGGTGATGGTGTTGCGGACCCAGCGGCCGTGGTCGTCGGCGAGGTGTGCGGCGTAGGAGGCGAGCATGAAGCGGTGGTCTGGTTGGCGTCGGAGGTACCAGACGGGGCCCCAACGGGATGTGCGGCGGGACTTTCCGGCGCGGGGCGGCATGGTGACCATAACTTTGAGGCGTTCGCCGGCGGCGATGCGCTGGTAGACCCGGTCGATGATGTCGAGGTGGGGGGCTTGCATCTCCTTTCCTTCGGTGAGGACGGCGGCGAGGCTGCCGGGTGAGCGGTCCATGGCGATCTGCCGCTCGACCCAGGCGAGGCGGAGGCGGAGTTCGGGGCTGGCGCGCCGAGCAACCCTGCGGCGTTCGGGTACGGGCAGGGTCCGGTAGTGCTGGAGGACGGCGTCCTCGGCGAGGTCAAACGGTGTCGTCACCGGTGTCCTGCTCGCCGTCGAGGAGCGTGTCGGGGTCACCGGTCTGCCCTGCGATGGAGATGAGCTGCTGGAGTTCGGCGAGGGCTCCGGTGCCGAGGGGGACGGCGCCGCCGTCGGGGCCGGACACTTCGGCGCGGACGGGCATGTCGAGGCCCATGAGCTTGGCCCGCCGGTCCATGATCTTCAGGACGAGGTCGGCGGCCTTCGGGTCTTCACCGCTGGTGGCGGCGTCCCAGTGGGCGAGGAGGAGCGCGTCGAGGCGGTCGCCTTCCTGCTGCCGGTAAACACTGACCTCGGCGTCCTGCTCGTCGCGGCGCTTTTCCAGGACGCGGATCATGTCCTTGGACGCGGCGGACGCCGACGAGTAGCCGAGGACGCGGGCGATTTCGTCGAACTCGTGGCCGGCGAGGCGCATGCGGATGAGCTTGGCGCGGCGTTCGGCGGTGACGGCTTGCTGTGCTTTGGATGCGCTCATGGCGGTGGGGCTCCCGCTTGTGTGGTTAGGCCCCGCGCCTGTTACAGATCATGCCTGATGTGTGGACTTGTGTTCCCTCGGTCGGGTTGGGGCGGGGATGATCGGCGCATGAGACGACTTGGGGTGGGGGCGGCTTCGGCCGTGGTGATGGTGTTGGTGGCCGGGTGCGGGGGTGGGGAGGCGGAGTCTGCTCCGTCCGCGTCTGCGTCGGCGTCGGTTTCGGCGAGTCCGTCGGTGGCGCCGTCGGCGACGGAGGAGGTGCACATCGAGTCGCCGCAGGAGCGTGTGGATGCCGGCGCGGAGGCTGAGGGCTGGACGATGCCGGACCCGGCGTACGAGACGGCCAGCGACTACGTGGACGACGTGTGCGAGACGCTCGACTCGTATGAGGAGCGGAACGACCCGGACGCGCCGCCGTCGTCGTGGCTGACCCGCGCGAATCCGCCGGAGGGCGACGAGAAGCTCGCGTTGCGGGCGGGGGTGCCGGTGCTGTGCCCGCGCTGGGAGAAGACCGTCCTGGAGGTGCTCGACGGGAAGGCGGAGCAGTTGCTGTTGGGCGGCTCGTATGAGGTGTCGTCGGAGGTGGGGGCGCGGTCGGTGCGGCCGGGCACGTATCGGACGACGGGCGGCGAGGACGGCTTGAGCGACTGCTACTGGGAGCGGTCCACAGACGGCGGCGACATCATCGACAACCAGTTCGTGTCGGGTGACGCGAAGTCCATCGAGGTGACGATCGAGGCGACGGACGGGTCGTTCACCACACGGGATTGCGGTGTGTGGCGCCAGGTGAAGTAGGTCTGCCGTCACCTGGCGCCCCCGAACGCTAGTTCTCCTCAGCGCTGGAAACCTGGTCGCTGTACATGATCGAAAGCCCCGGAACTTCCTGAGCAATACGAGCTGCCACGGCCCGCGACCAGCCGAGCGGCCAGTCGTTCCCGGCGGGACGCTCGGCCTCAGTGCGGGCCAGCACAAGCACGGGTTCGGGAGCGTCCATCAGCGCCTTCACACCGGCGGCGACCTGGCGGCTAGCCTCCGCCTCCAGCCGCTTGACCGCGAGCCGCACTCCGTCTGGGATGGGGTACTTGCCCTGCTCCCAGTGCCGCACCGTACGCGGTGTCACCTTCAGGTATTCGGCGATCCCGTCTCCGGTGAGGCCCAGGTACTCGCGGACGACCTTGAACTCGGCGTCGGTCATCCGCTCGTCGTCGGGCATGCCGGGCGGGTCGCTGTACTGCTGCTCGGACATGGGTAGGCCCTTCGTCATGGCTGTGCCCCCGCGCTAGGACGGGGGCACTGGGGGTTCACTACTCAGATGCCGACGTCGTGCTTCTGGACGATGGCCCAGAAGTCGATGCCCTTGACGACCTTGGAGATGTCCAGGTCGGCGACACCGTCCTCGTAGTCCTCCTCGTAGGCCGGGCCGATGAACTCGTCCCCGGAGAGGGCGACGCCGCCGGGCAGGGCGTCGTTGATGGCGTTGGAGAAGTCGGACTCGATGCGGTCGAAGGCGCCTGCGGTTTCCATGCGCTCCAGCCAGTCGCTGTCGGCGGAGCTGCATGCGTCGGCGATGTAGGAGCCGACGTTGAGGGCGTTGGTGTGGTTGTAGAAGCTGCCGTAGCTGGTGGTGGTCGCCATGGTGCCGGGTCCTTCCGGTTGAGTCTGGGGCTGTTCCCCTGACTTCATGACACCACTGTAGCTTCCTATTCTAGGAAGTACAAGGGGGGCATGAAGAGGCCCCGCGACCCTGGGGGATGTGGGTCGCGGGGCCAGTGGTCAACGCCTCCGTCACGGGGCGGACCAGTCTGTTTGCACGGCTCGGGTAGTGCCCATCGAGGCGCGGGGACGCTCAAGGGATACGTCTCCCGAGCCGTGCAGATCTAGCGTGGCGCACATTCGGGCGTTTGTCCGGGCTGCTATGCCCCGCCGGGTAGCTCAAGTGACCAGCCCGGCGACTCCACCGTTGGACTGAGCATGGATACATCACCCAAGGCTGGTCGACGGATCGATCTCAGCAGCCTCGACCTGGACCTCTTCAAGCGGGAATGGGGTGCAGGCACCCCTGGCAAGGAGATCGCGCGTTTGCTCGGCATCGAACGCAGCGCTGTCTACATGCTGCGCTACAAGATGGGCCTGCCTCTACGGCAAGCACCGAAGGTGACAGAAGCGCAGAAGCGACAGATTCGCGCGCTGAGGGAAGCGAAGGTGGGTTTGGAGCAGATCGCCAGCACGGTGGGGGTGGAGGTGCACGTGGTTAAAGGTCAACTGGCAGCGATGGGCCTATCCCGTAAGAACAGATCCCACTCATCCGAGGTTCGTTCTGCGGTGCGTCGTGAGTCGGAGGCCGGGACGCCCCCCTTGGGGATCGCGAACAAGTTGGGTATCGCGCCGAGCAACGTTTACCGCATACGGAAGGAGTTGGGGTTGTCGGACGGTCGTGCGGGCGGGAAGTGAGCGCCTGAAGCGTGGCTGGCGGACGAAGGCGTAGGTAGCTACGCCACCCGTTTCGGAGGCCGTTTAGGTCTACCGCTTGACAACCTCGCCGTACCTACGGCAAGGTTATGTCATCGACACCGAGGGGGACCCGATGACCACCATCACCACCACCGCAGCCGCCACCCAGGCCAACGTCACCGTCGCCACCATCCGCGCCTGGTGCCGCCGAGGCGTGGTCACCGCCACCAAGAACGCCGGCCGCTGGGTCATCGACACCGCCTCCCTCGCCCACCGCCTCACCATCGGCGCCCTCAAGGCCCGCCGCACCCGCAAGACCCCCACCCTCTCCGTCGAGACGATGCTCGCCATCGGCGGGCGCCGCTGGCAGAAGAACGGCATGGACCGCATCTACCTCAACGACTTCCACCAGCACCTCGGCCTGGAGACCACCGCCTACAAGTCCGGCAACGTCTCCTCCGCCTCCTTCGACGGACGCGGCATCGCCAACGGGCGTGCGGCTGGCATCGCCTGCGCGGTCAGCAAGGTCTACTACGACGTCACCGACGGACGCCTCTACGCCCAGCACTCCGGCGCCCGCGAGTACGAGATCCGCTTCCTGTCCGGCGAGCGTGAGCGCTTCGACCTCGTCGCCCGGGTCTTCGCCGGCATCAAGTCCGACATCGCCGCCCTCTGAACCTCACACCCTCAACACCCAAGGAGAACTGACATGACCACGAACCGCCCGTACACGTCCTGGGGCAACTGGAGCAAGGTCAGCGCCTACTCGACCAGCCCCGACGCGGACGTCGCCGACTACCTGAGCGGAGGCGACAGCGACTGGTGCGAGCTGATGGAGAAGTCCGGCGCGTATGACCTGATCTGCAAGGCGTACCGCGACGCGATCAACGAGGCGCTGCCGGCCGGGGTGTCGCTCGCGGGTGACGAGTTCCTCGGCCCGTACGAGATCGAGGAGGGGGAGTTTGACGGCTACCCCACCACCGAGGACGGCGACGTGGATCTGAAGGCGTGCCTTGAGGGCATCGACCTGGGGCAGATCTGCGACCGGTTCGACGTGCTGACGCTGGACGACATCGCCCGGGAGATGGGGTCGAAGGCGAAGGAGCCGGCGAAGGCCGCATCGAGGGCGATGCAGCGGCTGAAGGTCGAACCGCTGGCGCGGGTGCAGCTTGACGGCTGGGCGCAGCCGCGGGCTGTGTACCTGGCGGAGCAGGCGCGGGCCGCGCTCAAGTCCCGGCCTGGCGCTGGGGCCCGCACCGACCGCGCGTCCGTCTGAGGGGGCTCTTGTGGGGACGACGACGCTGACGGCCCGGGACCTGCCGGGCCTCCGCGCCGACCTGGTCCAGTGGCTCCGCGATCCGGGGCCGCTGGGCGGGCCGTCCGCTTGGGCCGCTGGCCTTCCGCCGGAGGAGGCTCGGCCGGAGTGGCTGGCTGCGGGGACGTGGGCGGACGTGCTGCCTTCGGCGGACCTGTTCTTCGCGAGTGCTGACATGACGCGGATGGCGGTCGCTGCGGGAGTGGCGCTGCCGTCGTACCGGCTGCACCCGGAGGACGTGCCGGCGCCGCGAGGTCTGCTGGTGTGGGAGGTGCCTGTCACGGACCGGTTCGACGGTGATGTGGTCGGCTCCCCGGTTGTCGCGGTGAGCTGGGCGGAGCATGAGGGCCGGGTCCAGTACCGGCTGTGGTGTCACCGTGAGGACTGGCTCACTGACCTCGCAAAGGGCAACCCGCTGTCGGGCCTGCCTGCTCTCTCGCGTGACGAGGTGCGGCAGCGACGCGCGAGCAACCCTCCGGAGCTGGTGTGCCTGGGAGCGGGGTACCTGCCGTTCGGCCGGGTCCCGGGGTGGTTGTCGGCGGCTCCGGAGGACACGTCGGCCCGCTCGCTGGCTGAGATGGAGAGCCTGTCGCGGGCGGCTGGGAGGGCGGAGCAGGCTGAGCGGGCTCTGCTGGTGACGTGGCTGCTGATGGGGCAGACCTTGGTACGGGAAGACCGGGTGGAAACCCCTCGGTCCGCGGCGAAGCGCATCGCACGGATCGATCCCGCTTTGCTGGCCGCGACGCGGTACGTGCAGTTGCGGCATCGTTCGGTCCACGCTGAGGAGCGTGGCGCCGGCGAGGGGGCGGGGAAGTCGTACCGGCATCGTTGGCTGGTGCGGGGACATTGGCGGAACCACTACTACCCGAGCCGTAAGGCGAACCGTCCGATCTGGATCGACCAGCACATGAAGGGCCCGGACGGTGCGCCGGTGCTGGACCCGACCAAGTTGGTGTCGGTGCTGCGGCGGTGATGGCGGCATGAGTAAGGCCCGGACCAGGTTGGTCCGGGCCTTCTTCGTGTGTGTTTACTCCCCAGCCTGCGCCGCCTGTGCCGTGACCGTGTCGACCAGGGCGAGGGCCTGCTCCGCCGTGCGGCCCGGTGCCCGGTTCCACTCGCCGATCAGGCCCGCCCACCCCTCATGTCGCAGCCCCGTCATCAGCCATGCCGCGGACCGGTTCGCGGTGTCGAGGCTGCCGTAGCCGAGGCGGTGGGCGGACAGCAGTGCCCCGCACAGGCAGCGGGCACCCCAGCCGTCGCGGAGCCGGTAGGGGCGGTTCTGCCAGCCCCACTCCACGAGCAGGCGGCGGGCGTAGGCGAGCTGGACGCTGGGCCGGATGTCGGGCTGGCCGATGCGTCGCCAGGCGTGGAGCCGGTCGGGGAGGATCGCGCCGAGCCTGCCGGGGAGGGGCCGTTCGGCGGGTGCGGCCGGGGGAGGGTTGTGGTGGCGGTGGCGATGAGGTCGTCTACGGTGCCGTTGAGGAGGTCCCGCCAGTCCCCCACCGTGGTCTGCTCGCCGGCCCGGTCGGTGGTGCGGGGCGCGGGTTCGGCGGCGGTGAGGGTCCAGCCGGAGACGATCTGCTGCCACGCCGCGGTGTCGTAGATGGCGGCGGCCTGCTGGTCAAGCTGGTCGGGGGTGAGGAGCGTTGCGGGCATCGGGGTCTCCGGGTTGGTGGGCCTCCCTTCGTCGGGGGCGGTGAGCGGTCAGGTGGTGGCGGGTGCGGCGGTGAGGTGTGCGAGGGCGGGCCAGAACCGGTCGTTGCGGCCCCACACGGGGTCGACGACAGTGACCTGCACGGCGGCGGCGACCGCAGCGTGGGCCTGGTCGCTGATGCCGCGCCAGTCCGCGCGGAGCTGCACGGGGGTGACGTACTCACCGAACGCTGCCGTGGGCTGCCCGTCCTGCCGGGTGGCGATCATCCAGTCGGGGCCGGTCGAGATGTCCGCGGTGTGGGTGATGACGGTCAGGCCGGCGCGTTCGACCGTGTCGATGAGGCGGTGGAGGAGCGTCGGGTCGGCGATGTGGCCGGTGATGGCGGCGCGCTGCTCGTACACGGAGCCGTCGTGACCGACGGTCGGGGGGTGGCCGGGCTGTGAGGAGGTGGTGAGGTAGCCGGCGCGGTTGACGGTGGCGAGGGTGCGGGTGATGCCGGTGGTTTCGGGGTCGGGGTTGGGTCCGTAGGTGATGTGGGCGGGGAGGGTGCCGTCGAGCCAGTCGGCGGTGAGGTGGGCGAGGTGGGTGAGGGTGGTGGCCTGCCGCCACACGCGGCGGGCCCGGCGGCGGGCGAGGAGGCTGCTGGTCATCGGGGCTTCCGGATGTCAGAGGGGGCCGCCTGGGCTGGCGGCCCCCTGGGGCGGTCAGGCGTCGGGGGTTTCGGTCCACACGTAGGTGCCGCGGCCGGGCTTGGTGATGTTCGGGTGCGCCGTGAACCAGTTCTGGACGGCGGTGTCCGACGGGGGCTTCTCGCCGGGGTAGCGCTGGGCGAGGCGGGCGCGGACTTCGGCGACGGTGATGCCGTCCTGCCCGGCGTCACGAACCCAGTCGGTGACCTCGTCGCGGCGGGGGTGGCGCTTGTCGGCGGACGGCTGCGGCTTGGTGAGGTTCACGGCGGCCTGCCGGGTGTACTCCTCCAGCTCGGTGAAGAGCCGCTCGACGTCGGCGTCCTCAACGGCCGGCTCGGGGGCGGGGCCCGGCTGGGACTGCTGCTTGTACTGCTGGCCGCGCTGGATGTAGTCGTTGATGGACGGCAGGGTCGGCATGGGGCCGCCGGTGGTGCGCTTGGCGGGCCCGGAGGGCTGCGGGCGGGGCCTGGCGCCGGCGGGCATGGGCAGGTTGAGGGCGTCGATGAGCCAGTCGATGCGGTCGGGGTTCCAGCGGGTGGAGTAGCCGTAGGGTTCGGCGTCCTGCTGGGAGGCGGTGTCGAGGTCGGGGCGGATGGTCCAGCGGGCGGCGGCGAGGTCTTCGATGACGGTGGCTTCGCGGCCGTCGGGGTACTCGTCGTCGTCGTAGGCGAAGTAGCCCTTGGTCTTCTCGGGGCCGGCGCCCTTGGAGCGGTCTTCGTCGAGGATGTAGAAGGCGCCGTTGCCGGGGAGCTTGGACAGGTCGACGGTCTGGTAGTGGTCGGGGAAGACGAACTGGCCCTCCTGCCGCTTGGGGAAGCGTCCGCCGATGACGGTGTCGTACTGGGACATGACTTCGCCGCCGCCGGTGTTGGGGCCGGTGCCGCGCTGGGCTGCGTCGATGTAGTCGACGGCGGCCTTGCGGCCCTTCTTGATGCCGCGCTGCTTGGCGACGATCGCGTCGGGGACGCGGGACATGAGTTCGGGGTTCTCGTCGGTGATGACGATGAGAGCCGGGATGGTCGTCTTGGGGCGGATCTTCCCGCCGGGCATGCGGCGGGCGCGTCCGTCGGCGACGGCGACGGAGGCCTGGAGGAGGCGGACGGCTTCGTCGGGGGTGGTGGCGACCCAGTCGAGGATGGGCCGGTCGATGGTCTGGCCGTTGCGGTCCTTCCACTGCTGGGCCCAGGGGCGAAGCCACCGCTTGGCGGTGTTCCCTTCGGCCATGTCGATCATCCAGATGACGGCGTCGGTGCAGCGGGTGACGACGCTGATGATGACGTGGAGGAGGACGGACTTGCCGGAGCCCTTCTTCCCGGCGATGAACACGCTGTTCTGCCGGAACTTGATCTCCCAGGGGTCGCCGGATTCGAGGACGCCGAGGGTGAGGGGTTCGTTGATGGTGAGGGGGTGGTCGTCGGCGGGCAGGTCGATGGACTCGGCGAGGACGTTGCGGGTGGTGACGTGGAGGGTGGCCTGGGATGCGGCGTGGTTGATGTCGCGGCGCAGGTCGAGGGAGCCGGGCCGGAGGTCGCCCTTGCGGGTTTCGACGGACTTGAGGAGCTGGACGACAGCCTCGTAGGGGGACTGGGTGAGGGTGATGGGCAGGGAGTAGCCGCCTCGGGTCTGAGTGGGTTCGCCGACCTGAACGCCGCGGGCACCGACCGCTTCGAAAAGCTGCTCCCACTCGCTCTTGTCGGCGGGTGCGTCGGCGGCGGCTTCGGCGGCCCACTGGGCGGCGATGACGTCGGAGCGGAGGCTGCGGTCGATGGCGTACAGGGGGGTGAACGCGGCGGCGCCGAGGGCGACGGTCGCGGCGGACGCGAGGGTCCAGGGGGTGTCGTGGGCGGTCCAGGTGAGCCAGGCGTAGGTGGCGGTGGTCCAGGTGGTGGTGAACGCGGTGTGGTACCAGCGGCGGGGCTTGGTGTTGGGGATGCCGTTGGTGTGGGCGGTGCGGACCCAGCGGGAGACGGCGGCGGTGGCGACGCCGGCGGCGGAGCCGAGCATCATCCAGCCGGTGGGGAGGGTGGCGCCGAGGTCGGTGGCGACGCCGAGGGTGGTGCCGCCGGCGTAGATGGTGGCGGCGGTGTAGAGGGGGGTGGTGATGACTCCGTGGCGCCAGGGGATGGGCTCGTGGTTGCGGGGCCGGGTGAGCACGGTCGGGGTCTCCTGTCGGGCGGGTTATGGGTGGCGGGTATTGGGGGTGGTGCTGGTGCCCTGGGCCGGTTTCGATCCGGCGCCGTCACGGCCCCGCACGTGGGGTGGGGCCAGGGCTGGGGGTGTGTCAGGCGCCGTGCTCGTTGGAGGCGATGTCCCACTTGCGGGCCTGGACCGTGGGGTTCTCGATGTTGTCGATCTGCTCGGCGTGGAGGTTGCGGTACAGGGCCGGGATCTCATTGAGGCGGTCGCCGAGGGAAGCGGCGAAGGTCGCGGAGTCGTTGTAGGCGTCCGCGACGGCCGGGTTGACCTTGAAGTTCTCCCGGGTGGTCTCGGCGGCCTGCGCGAGGACTTGGCTGATGGCGTTCTGCACTTCGCCGAGTCGGGCGAGAACAGCCTCGTAGCCGAGCATGTTGTCGGCGGGGTTGGTGAGGAGCTGCGTCCCGGCGTTGAGGACGGCTTCGACGGCCTGCTCCAGGGGCTGCGCGGCCTGCGCCATGAGAATGGTTCCTTCCGAGAGGTGCGGGGGTGTGATCGTGTTCCGCTGGGTGGGGACGGTCGGTGCGGTGGGCCCGGCCGGGGAGGGTGCGGGCTGCTGCGGGTGGGGGTTGACGCGGTTGAGGGCGCCGGGCGTGGTGTGCCGGTAGATCCACTTGTTGAGCCACGTCCAGGAGCCGGTCGCCGAAACAAGGCGGGCGGCGGGGCTGGTGACGACGTGAAGGAGGCGGGTAAGGGGCCGCATCCAGTTCGGTCCGGCGGCGGTGTAGCGGCGGGTACCGAGCCGCAGGTGGGCCTTGAGGAACCATCGGGCGCCGGTGCGGTAGGCGTGGGCGAGTGGCTTGGAGATGAGGCGGCCGGCTCGGCGGGTGATGGCGCGTCGGAGCTTGTTGGCGTGGCGGAGACGGCGCTTGAGCTTGTAGGGGAGGTGCTTGCGGGCCTTGACGCCGACGAGGTAGGTGCCGCGGCGGGCGTGGTGGAGGGCTCGGGCGCGGAGCCGGCGGGGGGCGGTGGCGCGGCGGACGGCGCGGGCGTAGCGGCGGGCCTTGGCGCCGCGGAGGTGGGCGGGGGTTTTCGGGGTGGCCTTGAGGTGGTTGGGCTTGGTGCGGCGGGGGCGGGTGCGGTTGTTGCGCTTGGCGGCGCGGGCCATGGCTCGGGCGAGGGCGGCGGCCTTCTTGGTGAGGGGCCGGGTCGGGGTGTGGATCGGCTTGTTCTTGTACGGCTGCTTGCCGGGCTTATGGGGGCTGAGGGTGCCGCCGTTGCCCGCACTGTTGTTCTTGGGGAGCTTCGGTCCCTTCGGTCCCTTGGGGTTCTTCAGGGGAGCGGTGCGGCGGTCGTGGATGCGGGAGAGAAGCCCGCCCCGCCCGGTGCCGTGGCCGGTGTTGGAGTGCTTCCGGTGCTTGCCGCTGCCGCGCCCGGTCTTGCCCGCACCGCCACCTGATCCGGTGTTGGTGGTCGGGGTGCGGTGCGGGGCGAGGATGCTGCCGGACAACCGCTTGTTGAGGTTCGGAGTGTTGGTGCGGGGCTGGTTGGTCTTGCCGAGGCTGCCCGACGTCTTCTGCGAAAAGGGACCGGTCGGCTTCCGCGTACCGCCGCCGAGACTGCCGAGGCTGCCGCTGCGGTTCCCGGCACCGCGACCCCCGCCACCGAGGGTCCCCCCGGTACGGCCGGCGCCGGAGGAGCGAGGAGCGTTCCGGCCCGCGGCACGGTTCGAGGCACCCAGCGACCCGAGCGTCGACCGCTGCCGGCCACCCGACCGCGGAAGCTTCGGCGCCCGCGGACCCGGCCCACCGCCACCGCCGCCGGAGCGGAAGAAGCCGCCGGGGCGGAGCGGGCTGCGCTTCCTCGACCGGCTGGCCCGGAGGATGAGCGCGCCCGTCGCGGCGACCGCGCAGGCGACGACGCCGAGGAGGACGGCGGGCAGGCCGTACTGGTGGATGAGCCAGCACAGGCCGATGAAGCTGGAGAGGGCCGCGCCGGGGATGATGACGCCGCCGACGGTGCCGTGGGGGTCCGTGCTGGGGTCGGGGGTCTTGGTCTTCTTCGGTGTGGGGTTCTGGGTCGGGGGCTGGGTGGTGGGGGGTTGGGGCGCGGCACCGGGCGGTGTCTGGCCGGGCGCCAGGTTGAGGCTGGTGCTCACGTCGGGGGCTCCTCGCGGGCTTGATGGCGGTTACGGATGGTGATGGCCGGGATGCCAACTGGAAGGCCAATCCCAAGACCAACCGGCTCTGTTTTGCCTGTTCAGGGGTGGTTGGGGGCGGGGATCGGGGTGTGGGGCGCCGGATTGGGATTGGTGTTGGCGTTGGTGTTGCCGTCGGAGTGGTGACTGTGTGTGGTGTACGGGTTGAGGGATTCGATGTGGCAGATGGCGGCCCACAGCTCGTCGGCGATCTCCGCAAGCTCGGGGTCGACGGTGGGCTGCGGGCTGGCCGGGGCGGGGGCCGCCCCCGTGGTGGGGGAGGCGGCCGAAGCGAGGCTGGTGGTCACGGCATCTCCCTGATCTGCGCGTTGAAGGTGCCGCGGTCGTTGGCGAGCTGGTCGAGGTGGCTGATGTCGAAGGTGATGTCGAGGCGGAGGGGGATCTCGCGGCCTGCCTTGTGGAGCTGGTGCTGCTGGAGGTCGGGGTGGGCGGCGAGGAGGCTGGCTTCGATGCGGTCCTGGGCGGCCTTGAGGAGGTTGAGGGCTTCGGCGGCGGTGTTCGCGGTCCACTGGTTGGTCATGAGCGGGTCTCCTTAGGTGAGTCAGCTCGTCGCGGTGAGCGCGTCGGGGCGCTCACTGAGCAGGTCGGGGTGAGCGGCTTCGACGCGCTCACGGATGCGCTGAGCGGTGGGCCGGGAGACGGTGCGGAGTCCGGCGCTCGTGAGCGCGTCTCGGATGTCCGTCCACTCCGGGCGCCTGTTGAGCGTCTTGTAGAGCGCGAGGGTGAGCGTGTCTTCCTTCTTCTTGAGCGCCTTCCGCTCGTCGAGGCTGGGCGCGCTCTGAGCGCCCGCCTGGGGGCGCTCAGCCTTGGCGGGCTTGGCCTGAGCGCGCTCTGAGCGTGTGTTGGTGGGGCGCTCAGGAGTGCGCTCAGTGGGGGCGCTCGGGCTGGTGTGAGCGTCAGCGTCGGGCGCTCGCTCAGGGCTGGGGGTGAGCGCGGGGCGCTCGGTCGGGGTGTGAGCGTCGGGCGTCTGGGTGAGCGTGGGCGCGCTCTGAGCGTCGGTGCCGGTTGCGAGCGCGGGGCGCTCAGGGGAGGTGAGCGGGCGGATGCGCGCGCTCACGCTCGGCGGGTTGGTGGCGCTCATGTCGGTTCGGGTGAGCGCCGGGGCGGCGTTCTGGACGATGATGCGAGCGCGCTGAGCGCTGACCGATTCGCGCTCTGTGGCGATGGCCTCGTGCTCGGTGAGCGTGGCCTTGATGTGAGCGTCGAGCGTCTTCCGAGCGCGGAGGGGGTGAGCGATCCACGCCCACTTGCCGAGGACGGGGAGCGCCTCGGGGACGCGGCCGAGTCGGCGGAGCGCTTCGCGGTGCTCGAAGCGGTGCCACATCTCGAAGGAGAGCTCGGCGATGACGGGTGCGGAGGCGAAGATGACGCCGCCGACGGTGCCCCACTGCTCTAGTTCGGCGTGCTTCCAGTTGACCCAGGAGCTGGTGGTGACCATGGCGAGCATGGCGAGGCGGGGGGCGAGGCCGCTGTCGGTGGTGGTGGCGTACTGCTGGGAGAGGAGGGCGAAGAGGATGGCGGCGACGTCGAAGAGGCCGCAGCCGAGGAGGGCGATTCCGTTGGGGACGTTGAAGGTGTCGGTGAGGAGGGTGTAGATGCTCCAGGTGCCGACGCCGAGGGCGGCGGTCATGACGAGGGCGAGGACGACGCGGATGATCCAGCCGGTGACGCCAACGCCGTCGGGGGTGGCGGGGTTGACGGGGGTCTGGGTGGTCGGCTTGGTGGGGGTGGTGGCCCCGGGGTTGGGCAGGGGCTGCCAGTCCCCGAGGGTGGGGAGTGGGGGCGGCGTCTGGCCGGCCGGGGCGGTGGTCACGACTGGGGGTCCTTTCTGGTTGGTGTGCGGTGTGGGGTTACTGGGTGGGCTTCTGGTTGAGGTCGTTTTCGAGGACTTCCTTGGCGGCGGCGAGCTGGTCCTGGGTGAAGGTGCTGGCGACGGCGCGGCAGACGGTCTCGCCCTTGGTGGCGGCGAGGGTGACGGCGGTGGCGACGAGGTGGGCTTCGGCGGGGGTGATGGGACGGTTGGTCATGGGGGTCTCCTTCAGGCGGCGAGGTCGGTGGTCCAGGCGGCTGCGGTGTCGCGGAGGGTCTGGTGCCAGTCACCGGTCCAGACGGTGGTGTCCAGGTCGGAGCCGATGATCTGGGCGAGGTGGAGTCGGGCGTCGTCGTCGCTGACGGGCTCGTAGGCGGGGGTGGCCTGCTGGTTCATGTCCGGGCCTTTCGGTGGTGGGCGGGTTCGGGCGGTGGTTGCGTGCCCCGGGCCGGGGTTGAGTCGGCGTCGTCACGGCCCCCGCGGGGTGCGGGGCCGGGGCTTGTGGTGCTGTGGAGTTCTCAAGGTGCGGACGCTTCCTTCGGTACTGGCCCTGGTGGGGCGTTTCCTCTGGGCGTTCGGTGTGCGTGCCTCGGGCGCGGATTCGATCCGGCACCGTCACGGTTGGGCCGAGGCTGGGGGGTCTAGACGTCGTTCGGTTCGAGGGACCAGAACGTGACCGCGCTGTCGGCGATCGAGAGACCGTGGCGCTCGCAGACCGCGTTGAGGACGGTGGTGTACAGCTCGGCTCGGGTCTGGCCGGTGGTGAGGCCGGGCGTGACGAGGCCCTTGTCGGAGGTGATGCGGGGGCCGTGAGGGGTGTTGGTGTGAAGGGTGGCGACCCAGAAGTAGGTCTTGCTCATGGCGTGCCTCTCGGGTGAGGCGGGGGCGGCCGTTGTCGGCGTCGACCGCCCCCGCGCGGTGGGGATGGTCAGGTGGACTTCGACTCGATCTCGTCGAGGACGACCGCCGCTTCCGCAGCCGGCTTCTGAAGGTCCATGTCGGTCAGCTGGTACAGGGACTCCTCGCCGAGCTGCTGCACGGTCTTCTGCTCGTCGAGGTTGAGCTGCCGGAGGGTCGGGGTCTGGTCGGCGTCGGTGAGGCGGGCGACGAGGTGGCCGATGACGTCGATGAGGCTGTGGCCGTGGGGGTCGCCGGCGAGGGCGTTGAGGATGGTGGGGATGCGGGTGATGTGGTGCCGGTCGTGGGCGATGTGCCGGAGTCCGTCAGCCACGAGCGTCAGGCCGGGGTGGACGCCGTGGAGGGAGTCGAGGGCTCGGCCGAGTTCGGTGTCGTCGATGTTGGGGACGGCGTTGCCGGGGGTGTGGACGGGGCCGTAGGGGCTGTGCATCAGAGGGCTCCGTCCTCGTCGATCTCGCCGGTGACGAGGTAGTCGAAAGCGCGGATGCCGCTCTCCTCGTCCGGGGCGCTCCGTGCCACGTTGAGCAGGTCCATCAGGTCGAGGCTGTTCAGGTGCTCCTCGATCTCGTCGAGCGCGTCGGGGTGGAGCTGCCCGTCGAGGTAGGGCGAGAGGCAGTCCTCCACGTCCTGGGCGAGCTGCGGGTCGATGAGGGTCTCTTCGAAGTAGGCGACCTGCTCGCCGATGGCCTGCTGGTAGTCGTCGGCGTTGTGCTGGGCGGTGTCGCCGAGTTCGCCGATGGTGGTGGCGGCGAGGTCGGTGGAGCCGATGAGCGTGCCGTCGGGAAGGCTGAGGGTGACGTGGATGCGGTCGGTGTTGTCGTTGTCGATCCAGGCGAGGCGGGCGAGCTGCTGGTAGAGGTGCTCGGCGGCGTCGCGGGCGGGGTCGTTGAGCGCCATGGTCAGACCGCCTTGATGATCAGCGGGCCGTTGCCGGGCCGGCGGATGCCGACGGCGACGAGCTGGCGGGCGGTCGACGGCGTGGTGCTGGTGCTGCGGGACTGACGCAGGCACTCGTTCACGTCGGGGGTGGTGGTCGCGGTGTTTCCGGTGATGCGGTTACGCTGGTTCACGCGGATCAACCTCCTGTTTGCGCAGGTCGGGCGTTGGTTCGCCGGGTCCTTCGGGGCCCCTGAGAGGTCCAGGTGTTCGCGCACCTGGGCCTTTCGGCGTTTCGGGGGGTCCCGCGCTTGCCGACCACCTCAATGTAGACCACACTACGCCGCGAGCGCTACTAGTAGCGCAACAAGTTTTCTTCGACTAATCTCAGAAGGACACCGCTGCACACGACGAGGTGGGCAGTGCACACCTAAGAAAGGAGGAGGCCATGCCAGAGACCCCCGGGTATGCAGAGATCGCCGACCACTTCCGCCGGCTGATCCATGACGGAACACTCCGCCCCGGCGACGAGATGCCGAGCTACACGCAGGCCAAGGAGCAGTTCGGCGTCGCGCATACGACCGTGAACCGCGCATACCGGGTTCTCAAGATGGAGGGGTTGACCCTCACGCGCCCGGGCGCGAAGACGGTGGTGGCGTCACCGGCCAGCACCAGCATCGGCGCGCGGGTTGCTCTGCACGCCGCTACAGGTAGCGCGATGAGTGGCGGCGAGTCGTCGCGAATCATCGAGGTGGGCACGGTCGGCGCAGACGCGCTGGTGGCCCCCCGCCTCGACGTTGCTCCTGGTACGCCCGTCCAGGTCCGTCGGCGCGTCGTGAGCCGTGGCGAAGTGCCTGTACACATCAGCAGCAGCTACTACCCCGCGTACGTGATCGCGGTGACGCCTGAGCTTCAGGAGCCGGTGTCCACCGGGGCCTCTCGGGAGCTGGCGGCGTCGCGTCTCGGCTCTCCGCAGGACGAGGTGCTGGAGGAAGTGACCAGCCGCCTCGCCACCACGGCGGAGAAGGAGGCCCTGGGGCTGACGGCCGCCGATGTGGTTGTCACCCAGGTCGTTCGGACCGTGACGTTGGCGGACGGTCGCGTTGTCGAGGTTGCCGTCAAGGTGGCGGAGGGCTCGACCATCCTTCGCTGGACGACGTCGCTGCGGTCCAGCGATGAAGAGACGCAGGAGGGAGCCGAGAACGCCTGATCATTGACGCGTTCGGGCATCCAGTCAGGACGCACGAACGGCCGGAGGGGCTACGGACCCCAACCGGCCGTCCTTTGAGCACTACCGACCTGCGGAGTCGGCAGCAGTGTGAAGCAACCCAGCGATGAGCTGTTCACGTATAGGAGCCTACTAGTGAGCTTCACTAGCGCCCAACAGGGCGACCCCAAGCACATCCCCATTCCCCCCGTCGTCACCTTCCAGGGCGGGGCGGACCTCCTGATGCAACTCGGCATCGTCGACCACATCACCCACCAGGGCATCAGGCACATCGCCTCGACCAACCCGGACTGGCCCTTCGGCGAAGGCCGCGCACACGCGTACTGGCAGATCGCCAACGCGGCGGTTATGGAGACAGGCCCCTTCCTCGACTACTTCCAAAATCACCCCATCGCTGGACGCGGCCCCGACAAGGGCGCCCGGCGGGCCAAGAGGACGGGAACGACCGATGCCTAGCGTCTACTACGAGTTCCCCGACGACATCGCCGTGTGCTCCGACCCCATCAGGGGCTACCTGTACAGCGAAACGCCAGACGAGCGCGGCATCTACCGGATCATCGGTACGGCACCCCCTCCCCCTTCCAAGGTCGAAGAGGAGGCAACAGGGCTCTACCGGCTCTTCGGCTCTGACGAACGCCTGCTGTACGTCGGCGTCAGCAATAACCCTGGAGTCCGATGGGCCCAGCACTCCGAGGAGAAGGAGTGGTGGGATCAGGTGGACAACCACACCGTTCACTGGTTCCGGTCACGGCTTGAGGCTGAAACGGCCGAGCGCGTCGCCATCGAGGTCGAGCGCCCTCTCTACAACCATCTGCACGCGGCGCCCGACGCCTTCACGCAGGACTGGTGGACGAGTGCACGCCTCGACCGCCGCGCAAAGCTGTCCCTGTCTAGGCAGATCGCCCAGATCATCAGCACCGCCATCGAGGATGGCCTGCTTCCCCTGGGAAGCCGCTTGCTGACCATCTCGCGGATGGCCCACCACCTCGGTGTATCGACCTCGGTGGTCGGCATCGCCATGCGGCAGTTGCGAGACAAAGGGGTCATCACCAGCCAGCAAGGTGTCGCCCTCTACGTGGCGTCGTGATGGACAAACACCACGGCCGCGGCCAGGACCGTCGACCTCGACGGTGGCCCTGGTGAAGGGGCGTTTAGCAGGGGCAATACCCCGCGAAATGCTCGATAGCGTTCAGACATGCAAGTGGCCGGCGAGCCTCAGCTCCACCGGCCACCAAGCACAAACAGCGGGTCGCAACCGCTGCGTCAAACGAACCTCACAGCAGAAAGCAGGTCGTTCCTGGTGAACGATACCCGCAAGACCCCCAGCACTGAAAGTGCAACGCACAGTAACTGTGCGAGCCCGGCTGGTAGTGCTAGCACCTCCTCTCTCGCGGCGGGGGTGGCAGCGTGAGTGATCGAATCGTTGAGACTGCCACTATCAAGGCCGCTCAAGCGCCCGTCAGCGGCATCTCCGTGCCAGCTCACATGGGCATCGGATCGGAGTTGGTGCACGCCATCGACTACGTGGTGCTCATCCAGGTCCTGTTCAACGTTTCCTCCCAGGCGCGTTCCACGCCGGTCATCGTCTGGGAGCAGCTCAAGACGCGCGGCATCAGGTCGGCCAAGAACAGCAAGGAGCTGGTTGGCCGCGACGCTGTCTACAGCTCGTTTGGCCGCCTTATCGACGCTGGCTACATCCGGCGGGTTGAGCTTCCGAACAAGAAGCACCCCGGCCGCAAGGGGCCGATCTCTTACACGGTGTACGACAACCCCGCGTGGAACCCGGACTGGCAGGTGCACCAGGTTGCATCCGACCCGTTGGAGAACATGCAGGTCGGAATGCTTCCCGGAACGCCGGAAGCGGTGAAGCCGGAAGCGGAAGAAACCGCAGGTCGGAATGCTTCCCGGAACGCCGGAAGCGGTGAAGCCGGAAGCGGTGTCCCGGGAAGTGGTGGCAGGCGCGTTCCCGCAGGTCAGAATGCTTCCGGCGTTCCGGGAAGCGTTAGGCCGTCCCCCCCACACCCCCGGAGGAGGAGGTAGGAACTACCTCCCCCTCCATCCCCAAGCACGCGGCTACGCCGCGAAGGGGAAAGACCAGCAGCAACGACGACACCCTCGACCCCGCCCGACGCGACAAGGCCATCAAGTTCCTCATGAACCTCCCCGGCGCCTGGGCAGTCGGCCTCACCCGCGCACGCGGCCTCGCCGACAAGCTCATCGCCAACGCCGACGAAACCGGCTGGGACCTCGACACCACCCTGCGGCTCTACCTCACCCGCCACGAGCCGGACAAGGGAGCCGTGAAAAACCACGGCGCGACCCTCGCCTACCGGATCTCCGACATGCAGTCGAAGGAAGCCGTCCTCGCTGCCGCCGCCGAGGCGTCCGAGCCCACCAGTCAGGCCGCAGGAACAGCGGCAGCGAAGCCCGGACACGTCGACTGGTGCGGTGAGTGCGACTCCCCCACCTACCGGTTCCTGCTCCCCGACGACGGCCCCGCAGCCAAGTGCAAGACCTGCCACCCCGCCTACGCCGCCACACGGGCCTGACAGCCCCTCAAACGCGAGACGGCGGCCAGAACCCTTCCACGAGACTGGCCGCCGCTCTGAGACCCCTTGGAGCCTCACCGTGAGTATCCCTCACCAGACCATCGACGCCCACCCCGCCACCGACGAGCCATGGGCCGACGACACCCCCCGCAACACCGACCGCACCCCACCCCAGGACTACGAAGCCGAACAGTGCGTCCTCGGCGGCATGCTCCTCTCCAAGACCGCCATCGGCGAAGTCGTCGAAGAACTCCACAGCCCCGCCGACTTCTACCGCCCCGCCCACCAGACCATCTACGAAACCATCCTCGACATGTACGGCCGCTCCGAGCCGGCCGACCCCGTCACCGTCTCCGCGGAACTCACCAAACGCGGCGACCTCGAACGCGTCGGCGGAGCCCCCTACCTCCACCAGCTCGTGGAGATGGTCCCCACCGCCGCCAACGCCCAGTGGTACGCCGAGACCGTCGCCGAACGCGCCGTGTTCCGCCGCCTCGCCGAAACCGGCACCCGCATCGCCCAGAGCGGCTACCGCGGCGAAGGCGACGCCGCAGTCGCCGTCGGCACCGCCCAGGAAGACATCTTCAACGTCCTCCAGGCCGCCGACCGCAACGACATCCTCCCCATCAGCGCCACCTCCGCCTCCCTCATCGACCGCCTGGAGAAGCGCGCCGACGCCGGCGACGGACTCCGCGGCCTGTCCACCGGCTTCACCGACCTCGACGGCCTCACCACCGGCCTCATCGGCGGCCAGCTCATCGTCATCGCCGCCCGACCGTCCATCGGCAAGTCGACCCTGGCTGTCGACTTCCTCCGCCACTGCTCCATCGTCGAGAAGAAGCCCGCCCTCTTCTTCAACCTGGAGATGCCCCGCGAGGAGATCGAGGAGCGCATCCTCTCCGCTCAGGGCCGCGTCGCGCTCCACCACATCCGGTCCGGGGAACTCGACGACGGCGACTGGTCCCGCATTGCGAAGGTCATGCCGAGCATCGAGGCCGCGCCGCTGTACATCGACGACTACGCCAACCAGACGTACATGGAGATCGCAGCGCGGGCCCGCCGCATGAAGCAGCTCCACGACATCCAGCTCATCGTCGTTGACTACATCCAGCTCATGAAGTCCGGCGGCCGTGCCGAGACGCGGCAGCAGGAAGTCGCGGACATCTCCCGCAACCTGAAGCTCCTCGCGAAGACCCTCGACGTGCCGATCGTTGCTCTGTCGCAGCTCAATCGTGGGCCCGAGCAGCGCACCGACAAGAAGCCGATGATGTCTGACCTGCGGGAGTCCGGCGCGATCGAGCAGGACGCCGACATCGTGATCCTTCTGCACCGGGAGGACTTCTACGAGAAGGAGTCTCCGCGGGCCGGCGAGGCTGATCTGATCGTGGCGAAGAACCGGAACGCGGCGACGGCGACGATCACGGTGGCGTTCCAGGGGCACTACTCCCGGTTCACCGACATGGAGCACGGCTGACTCTCGACCTGTAACGGCGAGGGGCGGCAACCCACCGCGGTTGCCGCCCCTCGCCATGCGAACGTCCTCGGACAGCTAACGCCGCCTGCCGAGCCCCGGAAGCCCCGACGGAACCGCGCGCACACTGCGGCTCGGCCCGGTTGACCGCGCAGGGTCCAAAGGCTGGGTGATCCACCCATCCGGCTCTGCGGCAGACTCGCTCTCCGCAGTCTCCTCGGGAGCTGGAACGCGAGGCCGCACCTTCCGAGGACCGTCTGGCTTGAACGGCGGAATCCAGACCTCAACAGCCGGCCTGGCTCTCTCAGCCGCAATATCTTCAGGTCGCGTCCCGACTCGTCTGTGCCTCGACATGAGCCCCCTTCCGTTTGTGGCGCCCCATTACACCCCCGCTTCCGTTTCCTGACAACGGGTGCAACCTGTCCACTTCGCACCCTTGATCATCCCAGGGCGGGGCGTCACCGTCATAGCGGACACACCACACCACACCACCCAAGGGAGACCCGTGCCCGCAGCCACGCCCCGCCCCGGCGCCCGCTGGAAAGCCACCCTCCTCCTCCACACCGCTGTCCTCCTCCAACGCACCATCGCCTCCGCACACCGCCGCCAACAGCACGTCGCCTGGCGCAACCGCACCATCCGCGCCGCCCACAAAGCCGGCGCCACCCTCGACACGCTCGCCGCCCGTACCGGCCTCAGCCCAGCCCACATCCGCAACGCGACCCGCGGCCACGCCACCACCGACTAGCACCCGCTCACGTCATCGGCGGTACTGAGTCCGGTGCCATGTCGTCGCGGAGCCGTACGAACCTGACCGGGTGCCGGTAGCGGCCCGCATCATCCACCGCCGTGTCCCCCGCGAACTCGGCAACCAGCACCGGCTCGACCGGTGTGTGCGGCAGCGTCGCCTTGATGCCCCAGCCGGACGAGAACCGCACTCCATGCCACGGATGTTCCGACCCGGCCGCGGTGAGGAGCGCCCCGACCTGCCGGCGTGCCGCCGCGGTGAGGGGCACGGTGCGGGCCACCATCCGAAGGTTCCCCTCCGCGTCCCGGCGGGCCAGCAGCAGCGTGTCCGGCGCCGCCACCGGGCCCGTCACGGACGCCACCACACCCTCCGCGGTCTCCCGCGCCCGCACCTTCCCCCACCCCGACTTACCCGGCCTGTACACGCCCCCAGCCGGCTTGTAGACCACCCCCTCGATACCCACCCGGCCCCACGCCGGGTCCATCCACCCCACCGCCTGGTCGCGGTCCAGCGTCGACCCGACCAGCACCCACCTGCCGCCCAGCGCCCCGCCCTCCACGAGCAGTGCCAGGCGTGCCCAGCGTTCCCGGTACGGGCGGCCCATCCACGACCCTCCGTCAGCGCCCAGAAGGTCGAACAGCACCACGTGCGCCGGTGATGACCGTGACGCCGAACGGGCCCGGAACCCGCCCAGCCGCGCCCGCTGCTGCAACGCGGCGAAGTCGAGACGGCCGTCGCGCAGCACCACCAGCTCCCCATCCACCACCACGTCCTCGGCGAGCCCCGCGGCCGTGGCCTGAAGCTCCGGGAAGTGCTCGGTGAGGTCCGCGCCGGACTTCGACTGGAGGAACAGCCGGCCGCTACGGATGAACGCGATCACCCGGTACCCGTCGAGCTTCTGCTGCCAGAACATCGAGCCTGGCTTCCCCGCCGGCGGCAGCTCGGCGCGGGCCTCGGCAGTCATCGGACGGATCGGCGGCTCCAACACTCACCCAGCATCACCACCACCCCCGTTGTCACGCGCCCAGACGCGCCTGTCGCCGCCGACGCCTCGCACGAACGGCAGGCGTCGGCGCCTCACCCAGCACCGACTGGGCTAGCGACAAGAACTTCTCGCGTGCCGCATCCACACGGTTCATGGCGGCCCCGTGGACAGGCCACCCGTTGTGCTGCACTGGCGGCACGCGAAGCAGGCTCATCAGCGCTCCGCGTCTCGCCATGAGCCCGTCCCACACCTCAGCGGAGGATGCCGTGACGTCTTCCGGACCGAGCAGGCGCAGCCTTTCCAACGCCACACGGGTGGGCTCCAGTGCGGCCTTGAAGTCCTTCCAGGCGCTTTCATCGTCGTAGACACTCGATGCGTCGAAGTGCTCCTCCTGCTCAACGACGATCTCCGCAATGTGGTCCATGCCCTTCTCGGCTTCATCCAAGGCCGAGAGTAGTGCGGCATAGGCTTCCTGCCGCTGACCTCGAAGCCACTGCTCGTGCTCGACTTGCGCCTCGTCCTGGACCTGCCGCCGGCCGACGTACAGGCCGATGAAGCTTCCTGCGACCGCCACGACACCGGCAACCAGTGCGGCGATCACTACCCCCCACGCTTCTGTCATGCGCTGATTCTGCACACCACCCCCGATCCCGCGGGTGGCCGCTACCAGAACCCGGCCCGGACTGTCCGTCGCGGCTGGCACACTCCCCCACAAAGACCTCAATTGGCCCTGCGGAGACCAACATGACCACCACCCACACCACCCCCACACCACCCACCTCCGCCGCCGGCGACGCGCCAGCGGTCCACGCCATCACCCTCGCCGAGACCGCCAAGCACCTCCTCACAGCAGGCCGGCACCCGCACGCGTACCGGGAGCCCGCACAGATCGCCGCGACCCTCGTCGGCGTCGGCCTGGCCGTGGAACGGCTGGCGGCCGTGGCGGCGGAAGCGAAGCGGGCGGTGCGCCGACTGGAGCGGGAGGGCGTGCTGGTCGCGGATGACGGCGGAGACGCCGCGACGCGGGCCGAGTTGGCGGCGTCTGAGTTGCTGGGTGTGCAGGGGGCGTTGCTGTCGGCGACGAGTGCGGTGCGGCAGGCGGAGGTGCCGTTGTCGGGGTTGGGGAGGGCCGTGCCGGCTGGGTGATGTGGGTGGGGTGAGGGTGTCGGGCCTGTGGCCTGGCACCCTCCCTTCAACCCTCATACTCCATTGCGCCACGCAATGGAGTATGAGACCATCAGGGAGAGCGCGAAACCCGGGGCAACACCCCGCCAGAAACCGCGCACCCTGAAACCACCACACCCCGCCCCCACCCCGGGAGGCCCCATGAACCACCTCGCGAAAACCCTCACCGAAGACATCCCCACCGGCAACTTCGGCGGCCAACGCCCCACCGCCTGGACCCCCGCCGAACAAGCCCAACACCTCGCCGACCTCACCGCCGCCCTCGACGCCATCGACGCCGAGAAGCGCCGCGCCCGACAGGCCGGCCCCGGCGTCCCCGACGCGGCATGACGACCGTCGCCCCGCACCCCACCAAACCTCACTGGCGCGGCCGGCCCATCACCACACTCCCCCTCCCCGGCGACACACCACCCGCCGCGCTTCCGCCCAGCACGCACACCAGCGCGTACTGCCGACGCTGCGGACGAGCCATGCGCCACCCCACACCGTCCGGCCTCGGGCCCGTATGCGAACGGCAGCAGCGGCAGCGCACCGGCGTCGCCACCATCCCCGCACCGCGCCCCGACGACGTCCTCCCCGGCCAGACCGAGCTGGCGCTCATCGACCTTCAACCAACCCTCTGGAGCCTCTAATGCGCGCCCGCACCATCGCCGCCATCACCACCTACACCGCGAGCATCACCGCCGCGAACTGGCTCACCGCCCACTACGGCCTCATCACCCTCGCCCCCGGCGTCACCGCCACCGCCGGCACCCTCGCCGCCGGCGCCGCGCTCCTCGCCCGCGACCTCGTCCAGGACACCGCCGGCCGCGCCTGGGTCCTCGCCGGAATCACCGCCGGCGCCGCACTCACCTGGGCCACCAGCCCCGCCCTCGCCCTCGCCTCCAGCGCAGCGTTCCTCGTCGCCGAGCTGGCCGACATGGCCGTCTACACCCCGCTCCGCGACCGCGGCTGGGCGCGCGCCGTCCTCGCCTCCAACATCGTCGGCGCCATCGTCGACACCGTCATCTTCCTGTGGCTCGCAGGCTTCCCAATCGTCGCCGCAACCGTCACCGGCCAACTCGTCGGCAAGATCGTGTGGGCCACCCTCCTGCCCGTCGCCGTTGTCACCGCAGTCAGGAGGTGGCGCCGTGCTGTACCTCGCCACGCCCTCGGGGCCTGACGTGCGCGCCGCCATGAGCGCCGGACACCTCGGCTGCATGACCACCCCCGCCCAAGGCAACCGGGTGCCCGACGGTGCGTTCTACGCCTGCGACAACGGCAAATTCGGCAAAGGCTGGCCCGGTGCCGACGCCTGGTACACCTGGCTCACCCGCACCGTCACCCGCTACGGCGCAGACCGCTGCCTATGGGCCGTCGCCCCAGACATCCCCTTCGACGCCGCCGGAACCCTCACCGAATCCCTGCCGTGGCTCACCCGCATCCGCGACCTCGGCATCCCTGCCGCCTTCGCCGCCCAAGACGGCTGCGACCAACTCGACGGCGGCCTGCCCTGGGACGCATTCGATGTTCTGTTCCTCGCCGGGTCCACCGAATGGAAGATCGGCCCCGTCGCTGAACGGCTCTCCCGCGAAGCCCACGAACGAGGCAAAAGCGTCCACATGGGCCGCGTCAACTCACGGCAGCGCCTTGGCATAGCCGGCTGGTTCGGATGCGAAACCGCCGACGGTACCTACCTGGCTTTCGGCCCCGACCAGAACCTTCCGAAGCTCATGAGCTGGCTCGGCGAGATCGGCCACGCGCCCAGTCTCTGCGCCACCGACCGGCACACCCCCGAACCTCGACGGCCTCGCCATCGTCGCCCCTCACGACCGTCGCTCGTCGCCCAGCACGGCCAACAGTCCGTACCTCCTGTCCCTCTCCTCCCTGGCCAAGAACCTCTCTGGAGCCTGTGATGACCACCCAGCCCACCCTCGCCACCCCCGGTCTCGACCGGCACATGGCCGAGGTCGACGCGGAGCGGCAGCGGCAGCTCGCCCGCTTCGGCGACCAACACCACCCCGACGGCACCGGCAGCACCACCGACCGGAAGCTCGCCGATGAAGCCCGCCGCCACTGCGACCACACCACCCGCACCGGACAGCTCACCTGGAACGACATCCTCACCGAGGAAGTGTGTGAGGCACTGGCCGAGTCCGACCCGGGCCTGCTGCGTACCGAGCTGGTGCAGGTGGCTGCGGTCGCATTGGCGTGGATCTCCGACCTCGACAGCCGCACGGACGGGTCGGCCCGATGACCACCACCCTCACCCGCGACTGCCCGTTCTGCCTCATCGTCGACGGCAAGGCGCCCGCCACGATCGTCCACGACTGGCCTGACGTCATCGCCATCGTGCCGCTCGGCCCGGTCATCGACGGCCACACCCTGATCATCCCCAAGACCCACGTCACCGACTTCGCGGACGACCCCGACGTGACCGGGGCGACCGCCCGCCGAGCAGCGCAGCTTTGCCGTGACCTGGACCTGGTGCACGCCAACCTCATCACCAGCAAGGGCGTGCACGCGACGCAGTCGGTTTGGCATCTACACCTCCACCTCGTTCCTCGTGCCGCGAACGACGGGCTCGCCCTGCCCTGGTACAGCGGCCGATCCCGGAAGGCCGCCGCATGACGACTGCTCTGATCCGGCACACGGCCGACTCGATCACCGACGACGCCCTCGACGACCTGTACGCCCGCCTCGCCGCACTGGAAACCCAGGCGCAGCAGCAGGCGCGCCTCGGCCGGGACGCCGCGCACAACGCCACCTGGGCGCGGATACGCGACCTCGGCGCGCACATGCCCGTCGACACCCTCCACCGCAACGCCATGATTTGGCGCGCCGTCAACGGGGCCCTGGACGCCGCCGGCATGCCCACCCTCGACCGTCTGGAGACACCGTGACCACCACCCCGACCGACACGCAGCAGCTCCGCGACCGCATCGCCGACGCCATCCGGGCCGCCACCTGCCCCGGCGAGTGCGACAGCAAGGAGCACTGCGAGCACGGCCGGTTCCAGCCCACCGTCTGGGACAACGGGCAGCCCGTCGAGGTCAGCATCAGCGGGCCGCCCGAGCGCATCGCCGCCCTCATCATCAACACCCTCACCAAGGAGACCCCGTGACCGCCATCCCTCTCGTGCAAGGCCGCTGCCCCGCCTGCGGATGGTCCAGCCTGTTCCTCGGCGCCGGCGACTACATCACCTGCTCCCGCCTCGACTGCCCCGCCCCCGACGCCGCCAGCACCCTCCTCGAACACGCTCATGAGGGCGGGCAGTGGCATGTCGAGTTCTACGACGGCGGTATGTGGCTGCCGTGCAGTCCGGCGTTCGACTCCTATGTGGCGGCGGTGAAGCACCAGCAGCACCTCGACGTGGAGCTGCCGACGTGGCGGGACGAGAGCGTGGTCCGCCGCCGTACCGTCCGCTGCCCCTGAAGGAGCCCCCGTGATCCGCGAAGACAAGTTCCTGATCTCCCGCAAGCCCTACGCCGTCGACCTCAGCAGCCTGCGCGGCAGCCGCACCGACACCCCGCAGGGCCGCAACGACTACACCTTCGACGGCACCATCGACGCCGTCTGGTTCCGGCGCCGTAGAGGCGTCACCGTCGCCTGCATCGGACACCTCTGGGACCTCCAGCACCCCGAGCCCGCCGACGCCCGCCAGTTCCTGGAACAGCACACCGACGGCCGCTACGGAGGAGACACCCACGGCCGCTGGGACGGCGACTCGTACTGGGGCAACGTCACCCTCGCCGAGCAGCAGCGGCACCTCGCGATCCTCCAACCGATGCTCGCGAACTATCCGGCCGTCCCGGACGGCTACGACGGCTGGTGGCGCTTCGGCCCGTCCTGACCGCACCACCGGCGGCCCGACCCCACCGGGCCGCCCCCGCTGCTTCCCCACCCCGATTTCGGGCAGCAGAAAAGGGACGTGCAAGGAGAGGCTGCGGTATTCACGGCCACCCAAGCCGCGAATTCGACTCCCTGCACGCCCCTAAAAAGCTGACACCACCGCAAGCGGAAACCCGGAATCCCCGGAACCCCGCCACAGCACTGTCACGAGACGGCCACAACCCCCCACACCAGCCCCAACAGGACCAGGCGGAGCGCCGCAGAACCGAGCATGCACCACACACCCACCACCTTTCTTCGGTAGGTTTTTCACACCAAAAACACGCCCACAAGAACCGGCTTGATAACCAGTCAGTAGCACGGGGGAATCCGAACATGCACACCCGCAAAAAAGCCCTCCAAGCCCTCCTCCAAGAACGACGCGCCCTCATCGACCCCACCACCCACGGCCTCACCCGCCCCACCGGCAGCGGACGCCGCGCACCCGGCCTCTCCCAACAACAAGTCGACTTCCTCACCAACCGGGCCATCGGCACCTACCACCGCCTCGAATCAGGGATCTACAAACACCCGCCCTCAGACCTCCTCCAGGCCGTAGCGCAGCTCCTCTCACTCACCGAGCAGGAGTGGGTGGCCCTGTACCGGTACGCGCGCGCGGAGGACCCGCCGGCGCCCCTCTACCCGCAGTCCGGGCACCAGGTGCCGGGGGTGTGGCAGACGGCGGTGGACGGCATCACGCACATGGCGTACGTGACGGACGCATCGTGGGGCCTGCTGGCCTGCAACGCGCAGTTCGCCGAGCTGTTCCCCGACAGGAAAGCCCCGGACAACACCATGAGGTGGATGTTGTGGGACGGCCGCGAACACCTCAACGACTGGGCGACCGCCTGGGCCCCGTTCGTCCTCCCTCAGCTTCAGGCGGCGCTCGCCGCCCGCCCCGACGACCCCATCCTTCAGGCGATCGAGCGGGACGTGCACGCCGACCCCGAACTCCACGCCCTGTACACGCAGGGCTCGACGGGCTACATCCACCCGGACGGCGACGAGCGGCCGATACGGCACGCGGTACTGGGGGATGGGTGGGTGACGATGTGCGCGGCGCAGCCGATGGCCGCACCCGGCGCCCGCCTCGTCATCCTCGTCTTCCACGCGGGGCCGGAGCGTGCGCACGCCCGCACACCGATGCTCCGAGCACGCTGACCACACGCGTCTCAGCCACCCCACGCGCACCACCACACCAGCGGCGGCCCCACACGCCGCTGGTCACGCATCAAGACGGCGAAAAGCCGGGGCAACGATCAAGCCAAAGAGCCGTACCGTGAGCACTCCCCCGCACCCGGTTCAGAAACTGCCCAGGGGAGACCTCATGGCCATCCACATTGCCCAGCCCACCACCATCCTCGGCGCCCACAAAGTCACCACCGCTGAGATAGCGGACGACATTCGGCACCACCACGCCGACCATCCGCGGCTGCGGTCCATCCTCCGCATCGTCGGCAACACCGGAGTGCAGACCCGGCACTTCACCAGGCCGCTCACCGCCGACACCATCACCGGCACCGCGCCCGTCGGGAACCGCGCAGCCGCGGCGTTCGAAGATGCCCTCGACATGGCCGAGCAAGCCGCCCGCGACACGCTCGCCCTCCACGGCCTCGACCCGGCCGACATCACCGGCATCGTCACCACGCACTCCACCGGCTGGGCCGTCCCCGGCCTCGACATCCACCTCGTGCAGCGCCTCGGCCTGTCGCCCACTGTGCAGCGGATCGGGCTGACCACCCTCGCCTGCGCCGGCGGCACACAGGCCCTCATCCGCGCCACCGACATGGTGGCCGCCCGGCCCGGGTCTCGTGTCCTGGTGGTGGCTGCGGAGGTCATCTCCACGATCTACAACCACGCCGACAACCAGGTCGAGCACATGATCTACAAGGCGCTGTTCGGGGACAGTGCCGCGGCGACCATTGTCAGCGACCAGCCCCACGGCCCCGGCTTCACCCTCGCCGGGCCGGCCGACACGTACGAGCACGTTCTCCCGGACAGTCTCACCCGGTACGCCGGCCGCATCGACAGCACGGGCCTGCACTTCGACTCCACGAAGGAAGCCCTCAGCGCTGCGGACGACGTGCTGCCCGGCGTCACCGGGTGGCTGGGCCAGCAGCACATCGTGGACTGGGCTGTCATCCACCCCGGCAGTCAGCGGATCATCACGGATACGGCGCGGGCTCTCGGCCTGGACGAGCACGACACGCGCCACTCGACGGCGACGCTCGCCGATGAAGGGAACCTGGGCGGGCCGTCGGTGCTGCGGATTCTGGAGCGGACGCACGCGGAGCCGCCCGCAGCCGGGGCGCAGGGCGTGATGGTCGCCTACGGGCCCGGATTCAACACGGCAGCGATCCGTGGAACCTGGTCCGCGTGACGGTGGCCGGGCGTAGGCTGCCGAGCACCACAAGCAGCAGGGAGGGGGACGTGATGAGCAGCGACATCGGCTGGGGGTTCGCGGACATCGGGTGGGGTGTGGTCGACCTCGGCTGGGGCGCGACAGAGCCCACCCAGGACTAACGACTCTCGAAACACATCGGGGCCCGCGACCGTCATGGTCCGGGCCCCGTGGCATGCTCTGCACGTCCTGGCGGCGCCGTCACCTCGAAGCCGATGCCGCCGCCAGGTCACCCCCGCAGATCCACCTCCGGCCGGCACACCTCACACGCCTCCAACCCCTCCTCCTCCAACGCGATCACCGCCTCCTCGCGGTTCAGATAGCCCAGCTCCGTCTTGAACAGGGAGCAGCCCCCGCGATGCAGCATCGCCGGACGACCCGCACGCTCCGGCTGCACCTTCCACGACCGCTCCCGCCGGGCCTTCTCCGCCCGGTGCCGGTCAGCGGTGATCTGCCGCTCCAGGTCGTTCACCGTCTTCTGTGCCTGCCGGTACTGCCAGCCCAGCCAGTCCCGCACGGCGCGGTGCTTCTCCAGGCGCTGCTCGGGCGTGAGGTCGTTCATACGTTCGAGTCTAGGGCCGCACCCCATGACCAGCGATTTCACCCCCAGACACCCAAAACCCCCACCCGCCGGCCACCACCTCAGCGACCCTGAGCCCATGCAGAACATCGACACCGTCCAGCGGCGCCTCGCCGCCCGCGAAGCATCACTGGAGAAGGCCCGCGCACGCCTCGCCGCAGCCACCCCAGGAAGCGCTGCGCACCGCCGAGCCGCCCTCGACGTCGAACAGCTAGGGCGAGCTGTCCATGCACGGCGGGAGCACCTCAGGCAGCTCCTCGCCGCCCAAGACCGTCAAGCGCCGGGCCCGGGGTAGTCCGGATCGTCCTCCGCCGACGGCAACGCCCGATGCCCCTCGTCATACCGGTTCACCCACCCACACACCCCACACGCATACCGCCCATCCAGGCCCGCCACCTCCGCGCCACACTGGCCACACGTCACGGATGCCACCCCCTCCCGACCATATTGCGCACCTCCGCAAAATGGTCGCCAGCCGACGTCTCCCCCGAGGGCGGACACGACACCGCCCTGCTGCACGGCCAGGATGCGGGCGCACAACAGGGCGAGGGAAGAGGCGTGTCAGTCCCGCAGCTCCGGATGCCGCACATGCCGGCGCAGAGCCTTCTCCAGCTCGAAACGGTTCAGCCCAGCAGCCGCAGCGTGCTCCGTCACCGCGGCCTGCACCTCAGCAGACGCCGTGAACCACGCCTGCCGCGCTTTACCGTCATTCGGCGTCGCAGACACACGCTGGCCAGCCGCATCAGCAGCCTCTTGCAGAGCGATCAACTCGGGAGTCAGTTCGATTGCCACCGGCTGAGGATACGCCGGTCTCCGCTCGAAACGGGAGAAGGCGCCCACCCCTGTGGACTGGGGTGGGCGCCGGATGGTGCGGGCTACTGCTGGTAGGGCCGGAGATGCTGGTCGACGCGGGCCGTGAGCCTGGCCGCGGCGCGGGCGTTCGGACGGCCCTGGGGTGCGGCGTGGAGCGTGGGCAACAACCCGTCCGTACCGAGGACGTGCACCAGGCCGTGGGGCGTGTGGGTTTCGAGCCGGCCGCCGGTGATCGGGGAGCCGTGGATGACGAGGAGCGGCGCCACCTGACCGGCGGGGAGCCCGAGGGTGGTGGCGACGCGCTGCGCGTACCGTGCGACGGCCTCGACCTGGCCGTGCCGGTCGTCAGTACCGCAGTGGATACGGCCGCCAACCAGGTGGGTGGGTTTGCCGCGGTGCCAGTGTTTCGTGTCGAGGACGACGAGCGCAGTGCCGCACGGGGAGACGAGGACGTGGTCGAGGTTGGCGCGGGACTTCGGGAGGGCGAGGTCGTGGCGGAGGTGCCAGCCCGCTGTCTGGAGTGGGGCGAGGAGGCGGGCGGTGTGGGCTTCGCCTTCGGCACCGTGGGCCCAGCGAGCGGCGGCCGAGGCGGTACGGCGGGCGTGGGCGGTGCGTATACCGAGGAGGGCGAGGAGACGCTGCCACCAGCTCCGGCGGGCTAACTGGCCAGCGCGCTGAAATGCAGAACCACCAGCGGTCATCGGGGACCGCCTTCGAGGATGTGGTGGGCGACAGCGAGGGCGTGCGGAGACGGGGCACCGGGCCCGGTGGTGATGAACGCCTGCCGCCCCTCCGGGTCGTCGTGGAACACCTGGTCGGCGGCGGTGACGCTGGCCTCGTAGTCGCGTGCGGCTGCCTCCAGCCAGTCGGCTACGGGGTCGGCGAGTCCAGCGAGAGGCCCAGTGATCTGCGGAGCGACATCGCGCAGCCGTTCGGCGGCCGTGCGGAGAGTGTCGGCGGGAAGGGTGTCGCTCATCGTTCGGTCTCCTCAGTGTCGGTGTGCCACACCTGATGAGCGCGGCACCACGTTTCAGCAGGCACAACCACACGGCCGGCCAAGTCGACCATCGCGGGCAGCCGCCACACATGCCCACAGCCAGCCGTGACAGTCACACATCCAGGGCTCACGCGGCCTCCCCCAACCCACGCTGCACACGGGCCTCATCCCGAGCCGTCAACGGCAACCCGAGCCGCTCACACTCCGCAGCGAACAGCCCGTAGAACTCGTCCTCATGCGCGGCGATCAACAGCTTCACCGCCACATCACCCGCGATACGCCGCTGCTCCCGACGCGGCCTCCCCGCAGCACGAGCACGTTCAACCGCCACCTGCTCGGCCGGCGAGAGAGCCTGCCCCTGCGTGCGCGGGTACGGGTGCGCGCGGCGCTTCGCCTCCAGCCGGCGGACCCGCAACGCCGCCCGATACTGCTCGGCCCGCGCCCGCCACTCCTTCGCCTGCGCAGACGTGTCACCGCGGCGAGCGGCCATCTGCTTCTCCGACGCGATCCACGCCGCCTTCAGGGCTTCTTTCCAGCGGAGTGCGTTCGTCGGGTGGCGGAGGGCGAGGGCTTCCTCAATGGGGCCGCGGCCGTGAATGTCGCGGGCGACGACGTCGGCGAATAGGTTGTGGCCGACGCCGGCGAGGAGCTGCTCGTCGCCGTCAGCCGGTGTGAGGTCTTCGTAGGGGATGGGCTCGGCCGGCGTGCTGCTGCGGGTGAGGTGCCACCAGCCGCACTGGCACTCATAGGCCCGCATGATCGTGCCGACGGGTATCTGCACGTGGCGGGCGGCCTGGTCGGCGGCCGCGGTGGTGGCGTAGCGGCTCTTGGTCGGGGTGGGGCAGGGCAGGGCAGTCACAAGGCTCCTTCCGAGGTGGTGTGGGTGCGGTAGCTGGAGTTCGCGCCGTCCGGCACCAGCACGTCGCCCATGTCCAGCAGGCCCAGACACAGCGCCACAGCGACAGCCTGCGCCCGGTCGGAGACTCGGAGCTTCCGGTGGATGCTGGCGACCTGCGAGGTGACCGTGTTGTAGGAGATGCCGAGGCGTCGGGCTATGGCGGTGGTGGTGTTGCCGTTGGCGATGAGGCGGAGGATGTTGAGTTGCCGGCGGGTGACGGTGTAGCGGGGGTCGGCGGGACGGTGGGGGAGGGCTTTGAGGTGGTGGTGGGTGGGCCCGTCAGTGTGGTGTGTCGGGCCCACGCTCACCTGGACGACGGTCACTCGGTGGTCTCCGGGTGGGTGAGGTGGTGGATGAGGTCGTGTGCGTCGGCGAGCTGTTGGGTGCGGTGGGTGAGCCATTGCCGGTACAGGTCGAGTTCGGCGAGGGCTCCGGCGAGTTGTTGGCGGAGGAGGGTGGTGTCGTCGGGGGCGAGGGTGTCGAGTGCGGTGCGGAGGGTGTGGATGTCGGTGGTGGTGAGGGTGAGTGGGTTGGGGTGGGTCATGGCGTGGTCTCCTGTGGTCGGGTGCCGCCGAGGACGAGGCGGAGGCGGGCACGCTGCGGAATCGGGTCCTGGCCGGGCACCGGCCAGTCGTCGGCGCACAGGCCGTACGCCTTCGGCGGCTCCCAACGAGACCCCTTCCAGTCCGACGCCTTGCGGTAGACCCGAATCCATCCCGCGTCACCGTCCGACGCCTCCAGGTACGACGGCATCAACCCACCCGTGTTCGGAATCGGCTCGGGGCGCTCCGCAGCACTCAGCATCTGCCGGATGCTGTGGCCGAAGTCCTTGTGTCGGGAGCAGAACCAGACGGGGGTCTGCCAACCGGTCTCCGGATCGATCCGCAGCGAATGGCCGGAGGCGGTCTGACCGCACTCCCCTGCACGTCGGATCATCGGGGCGGCGCAGCGGCGGGACTGCCACGCTTGGCTGGACCAGTCCGGCTCGTATCGGGGCCGGTCGGAGTCGATGAGGTCGGCAAGCCGAGACCCCTTACGGGGGCCGTTCCCGTACGTACCCAGGATGGTGTTGGCCCGGTTCCACGGGCTTTCGGGCTTGTCCTCGTTGAACCGGTCGGGGTCGCGCTGAACGAGCCAGGCAAGCATCAGGATGAGCTCGCGGGCCTGGCTGGTCATCCGTTCGTCCTGGTAGACCCGGGTGACGAGTTGGTCGTACCCGTCGCCTCCGCTGCCTCCGCCCTTGCGCTTCTGCTTGCGGGTGGGGAGTTCGGTGACGTGGGCGAGGTGGAGTGCTGCTCCCATGTGGGTCCTCCTGGCGGGGTGGGCGTGGTCTCCTGTGGTCGGGTGCCGCCCTGGTACGGGCAGGGCGGCACCGTCCAACGCGGCTAGAACGGCAGGTCGTCCTCACCCGCAGGCAGTTCGTCGCGGGCCGACGGCTTCGCCTCACCCGCCTCGTGAGCCTTCGGGTTGTGGTCTCGGCACTCCGGGTTGGTGTACGCGGGGCCCTTGTCGTCGTAGCCCGGTACGCCGATGTCAGAGCCGTAGAGGCACAGGCCGCAGTAGATCGGCTCGCTCACTTCGACTCACCCGCCTCGGCGTCGTCGGCGGCGCGGCGCAGCTCGTCAACCACGTCGTACGCGCCGCTTGCTCGACCGTCATAGCCCATGGAGTGCATCCGGTTCGCCACCTCCTCTCCCGCTTCTGCCGCCTCGCGGATTGCCTCGGCGCGGGTCGGGCGGGCGGCCAGAGCCTCCTCGACAGCGACAGCCACGTGCCGCGCCATCACCTGCTCGGACAGGTCGCCCCGCTCGGCGGGGATGCCAGCGGCCCCCAGCATGTGGAGTGCGCCGAGCGCCCCCGTGCCGGGGTCCTCACTGTCGTGAACGAAGGCTCCGAGGTAGTAGCGGGCTGCGGCAGCCGCCTCCCGGACCTGCGCCAGCTCGGCGCGGAGACGCTCCACCTCGGCGAGCAGAGCCGGAATATCAGTGCCAGCCAGCACCTCAGCCTGCTCGGACGGGTCGTACTCGTAGGCGTGCGCGGCACGGTCAGCGATCGCCGCCAGGCGCTCCTCGGTCATGGGCTCACTCATCGGGTCGTCTCCTTGGTCTGGGCGGGGAACAGGCTCGGGCTGGGCTTCGGCAGGACCTCGACCGTCCGCCGCCACAACCCGCCCAACGGCGAAGAGACAGGCAGCAGCGGGTCCGGATGCCACAACTCCACCCACACCCCGCCCTGCCGCCACCACACCGCCACACGCCCCTCCAGCTCGACGCTGAGGATCGGCAGGACGTCGGAGTCCGTACGCAGCGGCAGGCGGGTGGTGGAGGCGAAGCGGGGCAGAGCGGTAGCCGTGTCAGCGCCGGCGAGCTCGGCGGACCACACGGGCTCGCCGGCCGCGTTCACGCTGTGGGTCCAGGTGGTGAGGCGGGCGTCGTACCGGTGGGTGGTGGCGTGCATCAGCCACGCGTGCACGGCCTGGTCCCGGACCGCGTGCGGGTCGATGGCGGGGATGGTCATAGGGGTCTCCCGTCGAGAGGTAGGCCGCGCCGAGCGCGGCAAGGGTGGTGAGGGAGGAAGAGGCGCCCTGGGGAGGAGTCGAACCTCCCCTACGACCGTCAGGGCTGATGGATCACAGAGCGGGGAACTGCGCCCTGGCGAGGAACTGCGCCTTACGCGTCGCCACCCGCTGCTGGTCGGCCGCCCGCGTCCCCGCCGTACGCTGCGCCACGACGATCCGGTCACGGGCGTACAGCCGGTCAGCGGTCAGCGTCCCGTTGCGCAGCGCGGTCCGGATCAGACCAGCGGTGATCCTGTCGGTGATCACCGTGACCGTCGGCCCGTCCGTCCCCGGGTAGCCGTCGCCAGCGTCGACGATGCGCACGGCACCGTTCTTGATCCAGGTGGCGTCGAGGTCGTTGATGATGTCGGTGACCGCGCCACGCAGGTTGTCGGCGGTCATGGTCGGCACGGCGGGGAGGTTCGAGTTCATGGCTGCCTCGTCTCATCAGGGGTGGTTGTGGAGTGCCCCGCCGCGGATTCGAACCGCGCGCCCGACCAGACAGGGGGTGCTGGCACTGGGCTTGCCTACACGGGGCGGCTTGAGAGCGGTGCAGATCAGTCGCGGGTCACGGTCTTCACGACGCCGCCGACCTTGTGGCTGATCGTCACCTCCGCCATCTGCGGGTGCTTCTCCAGGTGGTTTGCCGCAGCGTCCTCGGCGGCCTGCACGGTGCCGAAGTCGCCGGGGATGCGGCCCTCGCCGCCGTTCTTGTTGGTCCAGCGGGCAACGATGTTCATGTCTCCTCCTGAGGGGTGTTGTGGTGCGGGGGCGGGCTCAGAGGCCGTAGTGGTCGGACGGGTCGTCGGTGGGGAGGTCCCAGTGGATGCAGTCGTGGCCGTGGGTGCCGGTGTCGGCGTGGTCGGTGCAGTCGCAGGTGGGCATTGACGCCTCTTTCGCGTGTTGTCGGCATGACCACTATCCCATACTCCATTGCGCAACGCAATGGAGTATGGCGAGCGAGAGAAGGGGCCAACCCAAAGGCCAGCCCCTCCCCCTTCACACCACCTCAGAACGGCGGCTCATCACCCCCACCCCAACCACCCTGCTGCCCCTGCCCCTGCTGCCCGCCCGACGACCACGCATCCTGCGCCGGACCCTGACCACCACCCCAACCACCCGACCGCGACCCACCACCCTGCTGCCGACCCTGCCCCTGACCGCCGGCGCCGCGGGACGCCTTCTCCACCCGCGCCGTCGCCATCTTCAAACTCGGACCCACCTCCTCAACATCCACCTCGAACACCGTGCGCTTCACACCCTCACGATCCTCGTACGACCGCTGCTTCAGCCGGCCCTGCACGATCACCCGCATCCCCTTCTGAAGCGACTCCGCACAGTTCTCAGCGGCCTGCCGCCACACCGAGCACGACAGGAACAGCGCACCCTCCTTGTCGTCCTCCCACGCGTTCGTGTCCCGGTTGAACTTCCGCGGGGTACTGGCCACCCGGAACTTCGCGACAGCCGCACCGTTCGGAGTAAACCGCAGCTCGGGGTCTTCTACGAGGTTCCCGACCACCGTGATCTCAGTGCCGTTACTCATGCTGCTTCTCCCATCTCGCTCTGCTTCAACATTCGATTCCGATCACGCGACACACGCCGCCACGGCACAGGCCGCCCCTCCACACGCGCCCGCCGCACCAACCGCTCCCACTGCTTCTCCACCGCCCCCGTCGACACCCCCAACCGCACCCCAATCTCCGCCGACGACAACGACGACCACTCCATGAGATGACCCACCACCTCCGCCCGAGCCGACTGCGACAACACCACCGACTCCCCCGCCAGCCAACGAGCCACAGCCCGCTCACCCGACTCCGGAACAGCCGCCGCAGCATCCACATGCGGAACAGCCGCGGGATCATCGATCGCGTCCTCATCCCACGCCAAAGGCGGCACCCAACCCTCAGCCTGGGCACGCAACCGCGTCTTCGCCGAGCCGCCAACCTTCATCGACAGCTCGTCGAAGCACGCCCGCACAGCCGCATCCCGGGACGCATCCAACGTCGCCGGCCGGCCAGCCACCAGATCAGCCACAGCATCCTTCGACAGGCCCGACCTCTCCGCGATGTCCCGCGCGAAGTGGCCCAGCGCGTACAGCGCCCGAAGACGCCGCACCGCACCCACCGAAGACACCTGGCCCTTCATTGGTCGGCACCCGACAGGCACCGCGAGAATCGCGTCCTGCGTCAAACGGCTCACGTGCCGCTGCCCAGACCGAATCCGAGACACCGTGACCTGCCAGACCCCGGCCGCGTCCGCTATCTGCTGCTGACTCAGGCCAGCCGCCACCAACACGGCGATGTGAGCGGCGCACGCCTCAGCGGACACTTTCCGCGAACGGCCCGCCAGGCGGTCGAGGCGCCGCTCAGCGTCCGCGCGAGACGCGGCCCGCGTGCAGGGTGTGCAGCGGCAGTGCCACCTCACGTACCGGTTCGCGTGACCGTGCGGCGGCGGGTCCCCCTTCGGAACAGGCCGGCTCATGCCGCTGCTCCCATCTGATCCTGCCGCCATCCGCTTCCCGCGGACGCGCCGCCCACGAGCTGCCGGACCTGCTCGACGGTTCGCACGTCAGCGCGCAACGCTCGCGCGATGGCCTTGTCGTCGTCACCGTGCTCCGCGACGGCCGCTTCCCACTCGGCACGCTGCTTCTCGACGATCCGTACTGCGCGCGGCTTCTGCGGGGCCCGACGCGCCGCCTGGAGCTCCTTCTCCGACATGCCGCCCCACACCCCATGCGTCTCGCGGTTCTCCAGGGCGAAGCGCTTGCAGTTCTCGATGACGGGGCAGCCGTAGCAGATCTCTTTGGCCGCCGAGATCGTTGCATCGTTGGGCGACACGGGGAAGAAGATCGCTTCGGCGTCGGGGGTCTTGCACGCGGCACGATCCTGCCAGTGATTACTGGCACGAATTATGGTACGGCCGGATTCGGGCTGGTTGTTGGGGCTGGTCATGAGGGGTCTCCGAGGGTGTACAGGCGGATGAGGGCGCCGGGCTGGTCGAGGGCCAGGGGGTGCTCGCCGGGGTAGGTCTTGGTGGCGGCGACGCGGATGATGCGGGCGTCGTCGACAACAGCTCCGGCGTCTGCGATGCCGTCGAAGGTTGAGCGGAGGAGCTTGTCGAGGTCTCCGCTGTGGCGGGTGGTGGGCCAGGTTCGGCGGCGTTTGGGGGCGCTGGTGGGCTTGAGGACGGTGAAGGTGATGTCGGCGGCGAGGGGCCCGTCGAGGGGCGCGGTTTGGTGGGCGTCGCGCATGGCGTGCTGGGTGGCGGTGGTGACTTGGGCTCGCCAGGGTTTGACGCGCTTGGACTGTTCGACCAGGACGGCGGAGACGCGCCCGGAGGCGGCGTTGCGGCGGTGCCCGGCGTAGCGTTTCGAGCCCTGAGGAGCTGGCCGGCCGTGGACAGTGATGGTGAGAGCCGGGGTGGAGGCCTGGGTGGTGGGTGTGATGCCGAGGTAGGTGGACTGGTTCATGAAGTCCTCTGGGTGCGTCGGGTTAGTAGGGCAGTCGGTAGGTGTGGACGGCCTTGTCGTCGCCGGGGTGGGCGTCGAGGGTGAGCCACTCGCATTCGGCGTCTTCGGGCTGCCATTCGAAGGCGACCCATTCGGAGCGCAGGCGGTCGGCGGTGATTTTGATGTGGGCCCAGTCGTGGTCGTTGCCGTAGTGGGTGATGGCGTGGAGGGCTTGGTTGATGTCGTCGGTGATGGCGATGACTTGGTCGCCGTCGAGTTCGATGACGGGGATGCCGTCGTACTCGTCGGCCTTGAGGTTGTGGGTGGTGGGCTGGAAGCGGCTCGTGGGGGTGTCGGCGGGGGCTGGGAGGTCGAGGAGTTGGGCGAGTGCGGTGCGGGCGGTGAGGTCGTGGGTGGGGTTGTGGAGCCAGGTGGTGAGGGTGGCGTGGCGTTGGCGGTGTGTGGCGAGGTCTTGTTCGGCGGCGCGGAGCGCGGCGGCGTGCTCACACATGGGGACCGTGGTCCAGGCCGTGTACGGCGGAGACCCATGTGCCGCGCGATGCGGTGTCGGGTCCGCCTGGCGGTAGTGCGGTTGCGGCGGCGAGCGCCAGGGTGGCGTGCGCTTGGGCGGCGGCGAGGGCCGATGAAGCGTCCTTGCCGAGCAGGAAGTTCTTGGCGGCGGTGTCGAGGAGTGCTTCTGCCTTGCGGTAGTGCTCGGGTCCGGTCATGTGGGTCTCCGGGGTTGGTGCGCTGGTGGAGCGGTTTGGCTCCTGGGTGGCGGGCTATCAGGCGTTCTTCTCGGTCCGTTCGGTGGCGGTAGCGATGCCTTCGCAGGTGGCCTTGTCGGCTTCCTCGCGGGCGAGGATGCGGGCGTTGTTCTCGCAGGCGCGCACCAAGAAGGCGGCCATGGCGTTGTCCTGCGGATCGCCGGGGGCGGCCTCCTCGCGCTGCTTCTCTGTGCTCCAGCACCGCGCGCAGAGGAGAGGCTGCTTGTCCCGGGCGCACCATTCGCAGGTGATGCCGGTGAGGTGGAAATCGTGGTCGGCTTCGTAGAGGAACAGGGGGCGGGTCTGGGCGCAGTGGTCGCAGCGGGCTTCGATGGGCTGCTGGCTCATGGCGCGGGTCTCCTGTTTCGGGGTTGGTGCGCTGGTGGGGCGGGAGTGGTCCGCCGCCCCACCAGGCGTCTCGGGGCGGGGTGGGTCAGTGGTGGAGGAACGCCGCGAGGTAGGCGCTCACGCGGCCACCCGCTCCCGGGCGGTGTCGTACAGGTCGACGCCGCGACGGATGGCGTGGCAGGTGCGGAGGTAGCCGGGGGTGTAGTCCTTCAGCCGCCACTCGTGCCAGTCGGAGAACTGGTAGCCCTCGACTCGGTCGATGGTCACCGGGTCGACGCCCTCCGGGTGGATGTTCGCCGCCTGCTTCAGGTGCCGGGTCCGCCACAGCCAGGCGTCCGAATAGTTCTCCCGACGGCGACCGACGCCGCACAGGCACGTCGCTTTGTAGTGCTTGCCAAAGGTGAACTCGCTGAGCGCCCGGTGCGCCTCGGACTCGTACTCGATGTTGTACTCGGCCGCGTCGCCGAAGAAGTGTTCGTTGACGGCGTCGCGCAGCTTCCGCTCGAATGCCTCCGGGGCAGGAGACTCCACGACCCACTGCTGGACGGCATTTTCGATTTCCTGCTTCAACAGCTCGTCGGAGTAGCCCTCGATCTCGTCCCGGCCCGCGCGGACCTTCTCCTGCCAGTAGCTGGGGTTGATCTCGCCGGGGAAGGAGGTGCGCCGGAAGACCTCGAAGATGTCCTCGGTCGCGTCGATGTCGAAGTGGAACGTCCAGCCGGTCTTGGCGACGAGGTTGTACGGCCAGGTGATCAGCTCGAACGCGCCGAACGATCCGTGCTTGGGGTTCTCGAACCGGAGGTGCCGGTACAGGCCATCCTCACGCTTGACGGTCATCTGGTGGTTGGCGGTGTCGCGGGCGAAGCGCTCCGCGATGCTCTTGTTGTCGCTCACTGGTCCTCCAGGTTGGTGAGCATGCGCCAGGCGGCGCGGCGGGCGGGGTCGGTCTCGGTGGCGGCGCGAGCCTGGTAGGTGGCGGCCTGGTAGCCGGCCAGGAAGGCGCTGGCCCACTGCGGGTCGTAGGTGTGGGCCATGGCGGCGCGGGCGTGGGCGCGGCGTGCGCTGAGGCCGGTGTGGGCGGCGAGTTCCCCGTCGAGGTAGCCGCCGGGGGTGGGCTCGCTGGTGTGGTGCGGGGCGAGGGTCTGGATGCTCATGGCGTGGGGGCTCCTGAGTCAGAGGGAGGCTTCGTGGGCGGACACGGCGGCGTCGGTGACGCGGTCTCGGCCGTCGCAGTCGGGGCAGTTCATGTGCGTGGGCCGGTAGAAGCGGTGGCCGAGGTTGTGGCCCTGCTTGCGGCGGGGGCTGAGTTCCTCGTAGGGGATCTCCTGTTCGCCGACCATGAGCGAGCCGTGTCCTCCGCAGGTGAGGCAGAGGCCGTAGGCGTCCGTGAAGCCGGGGCGCGGCGCGTTCCGCTCAGCGTCGGCGGCGTCCTGGAGGTGGTTGACGAGCCAGTCGGCGTAGGTGGTGGTGGTCAGCATTGAAGGCTCCGGTTCAGGCCGCGAGGCGAATGGTGGGGGCGGTGGCGTGCTCGGCGGCGTGGGCGGCGCGGAGGATGCGACCGATGACCTCGCTCGGCGGGGTGTTGTCGACCCAGAACGCGATGTGCTCGATGTAGTCCGGCACCGTCTGCGTCTCGGGATCGACGGGCGGTTCGGTGTCGAGGTGGTCGGAGATGAGCCGGATGACGTCCATGGCGTCCTCGTTGAGGGTGAGGACGGCGATGGAGGCTGCTCCGTCGTCGGCGGTGAACCAGCCGGGGGTGCGTCCGGTGATGGCGCGGTAGGCGGCGGCGCAGGGGTCGAGGGCCCCGGTGTGAGGGTCGGCGAAGTTGGGGCCGGTGTGGACGCCGTATTCGGCGAGGTAGTCGGCGGTGACCTTCGCGGCGTGGATGGTGGAGGGGCTGTAGGTGCGCATGGCAGTGGTCTCCTGGGTGGTGTGGGTGCGGGTTAGAGCGCCGGGTGGCAGGCGTCGTGGGCGCAGGTGGGGCACACCAGCCGGGAGAGGTTGTGGCCGGGGGAGCATCCGTCGATGACGGCGACGCCTTCGATGGTGGAGTCGAAGATGAGGCCGCAGCCGCAGCCGTGCCAGAGGCAGTCGCAGATGGCGAGGTCGATGCTGGGGGTGGCGTGGATGCCGGCGATGCGGGCGGCGGTTGCCATGGCGTTGAAGTAGTCGTTGGGGCCGGCGTTGTCGGCGAGGGTGATCTGCCAGTCGAAGGCGTCCTGCTGGGTGGGGGTGAGGTCGCGGTAGTCGCGTGTGGTGGGGAGGGTGTGGGTGTGCGTCATGAGGGCCATGTCGTGGCTCCTTGGGTTCCATCAGCCTTGTTGGGGGCTGGTGTTGTCGGCACGACCACTCTCCCATACTCCATTGCGCTACGCAATAGAGTATGGGTTTGGACATGAGAAAGCCCCACCCCTGCCGAAGCAGAAGTGGGGCCAGCCAGTCAGCGCGTACGGGCCGCGATCAGGTCCCGGTGCGCCTCCAGCACATCCGTGTACGAGTGGAGCACCACCCTGCCAATCCGCTCACCGCGCACATTCCGGCTGCGCAGGGCCCGCTTGAGGGTGCTCTCCGATATGCCGTGCCCCGTCTCGGCGAGCAGGGCGATGGCCTCCTTGATGGTGACGAGGTCGACGACAGGGGCGAGTTGGTACGCGGCCACGAGGGGCCTCCCTCATCGAGGGCCGTCGTCCGCAGCTCCGACCGCCGAATCGGGTTCCAGCCCGGGGTGAAGGGGGCTGGGGTGTTGGGTGTTACGGGTGGGTGTGCTGGTTAGACCGTCATGCGAGATGTCAGGTTGCGCTCTGTGCGTTGATCGTTTCGAGGCGTGTGGTGTGGTGGTGGGCGAGCTGGGCGAGAGTCCACGTGCTGGGGCCGCCGCCGAGCGTCGAGCACCTGCGGTTGAGGCACACCGCGTGCCGCGGGCCGGGCTGCCAGGACAGGCCCCAGCAGTTGCACCGCGGGCACGGTTCGCGGCGGACGACGGTCTCGTCGCCGGCGAGGAGCGCGTGCTCCATCGACTGGCGTACGACGAGGGCCCGGCCGGCGCGGCGCTTGGCGTCGTCGAGGTGCGCGGTGTTGGCGTCCATCCACGCGTAGATGCCCTCATCCGTGGGGGCGGGCGTCGCGTTGGGCTGGTGGGCGCGGGTGTGGCCGATGACCTCGTCCCGGGCGGCGACCATGTGGTCGAGGATGCCGAGGTCGAGGGGGGCGGGCGCGTGGACGCGGGTGGGGGTTCGGGTGGTGTCGCCGGCGGGGCCGCGGAGGGCTGTCATGTCGGTGCCGAGCTGCCGCAGGCGTGCTGCTGCGGTGGTGATGGTGTCCTCGTGCTGCCCCATGATGGTCCCCGATCCATCGGCGGCCCCCGTTGAGGGGTGGCGCAGGACGGGTCCGTGCGTGGGCATGGGACGGGTGTGCGCCGGGGGGCCGGAGAGAGTGTTCCGGGTGGTTCCGGACGACTCATGATGGCACGGTTAGACGGGTTGTTGAATGCGAACCAACACGTGAATTCACGCTGGGTGCGGGAGCGTTGCCGATCAGTCACAACGTGGAGGCATGACAGTTCGGCATATTCACAGCCATCCGGGGACGTTCCGCATGTTGGTGATCGTGTCGTTGATCGTGGCCTGCCCGGCATGGTCGACAGTGCCCTTGGCGCGTGCCGCATCGACGGCGAGGACGGCCAGGTCGAGGGCCGCGTGGAACGCGGCGGCGGTCTGCGGGTCGGCGAGGGTCAGGCCCCGCTCGACGAAGACGCCTTCGACAACGCGGAGGAGCTGCTCCTCGGCGGGGGTGGGGGCGCCGGCGGGGGCGGGCTCCTCAAGCTGTGGGGCGGCGTTGCCGTGGGGGACGGCGGCGGGGTGGCGTCGGCGGTCGCGTCGCATGGGAATGACGTCGGCGCCGCCGTGGGCGTGCGGGTGACCAGCCGGGTGTCCGGGCATGGTGCGTCTCCGCTCCTCTGGCAGTGGGAAGGGTGGGGGCTGCTTGCGCTGTGCTGCCAGATCACGTGCGCGTACGTCACTGTGCCAGCACCGTGGGGTGGTGGGTAAGGGCAGGCTCACATTTCGGCGGACAGTGACCAAATGGACACTACGGGTGGCCGACGTGTGCTGGTTTTGGGTACGGGTAGGCCCCCGGTCCGGGGCATGGAGTTTTGCCGACAACACGCCTTCGGGCCGGGGGCCTGAGACCTCACGGGCACGCCCGTCAGATGACGGTGATTGTAGCCGTGCGGCCGGTCACGAGATAGAGGCGGCGCCGCATGAAACGGGGACGCCCCCACACCAGCGTGTGGGGGCGTCTGAGACCCGCCGAGAACGCCTTGCGGCGACCCGGGGACACCGAGTCTAACCTCCTGCTGCACGCAGGCTCGATCGACACTGATTGCCCCGCAATCACTGCTGACGCTTGAAGCCCAGCGCCTTGGCGACAGCGAGGTAGTCAGCGGTGGCTTCACCGGCCCTGTCGAAGTAGATCAGCGGCTTCTGGTGGGCGTACGACTCGGGGATCTTCGTGGACCGGCGGACCGGCGGCAGCACGAGGTCTCCGTACGCCTCCTGTGCCATCTTCTTCCCGTCGTCCCACACCGCGCCCTGTGACCGGTGTGTCGGCACGTCGACCAGGAGGACGCCCGTCAGGTCAGCGTGTGCGCCGTTCGCCCCGAACGTGTCCTTCACCAGCTCGATCTTCTGCTCGATGCGGGTGAGGCCGCGAAGCTCCTTGTAGCCCGGCTTGATGCAGGCGATCACGTCGTCGCTGGCGAGGATCGCCCCGATGACGACGATTCCGAGCGAGCCGGGGCAGTCGACGATGATGACGTCATAGTCGTTCTTGACGGGCTCCAGGAGGTTCTTGAGCCACAGTTCCCGGCCTGTCTGCGTGGTGAGGTACTGCTCGGCGTTCTCCATCTCGCCGGAGCCGAGGACGAGGTAGAGGTTTTCGATGGCGCGGCTGGACTCGTCCTCGTGGGGGCCGCAGAGGGCGGGGACGATCGCCTCTGTGAGCTTGGTGCCCTGCGTCGTGAGGCAGTGGTAGATGGTCTTCTGGTCGTCAAGCTGATCGGGGTATTCGTAGCCGAGGGCCACGGAGGCGTCGCACTGATCGTCAGCATCGACGATGAGGGTGGTGAGGCCGAACTCGGCGAGTTGCGCCCCGAGGTTCACGGCTGAGGTCGATTTGCCGGAGCCTCCGACCTGGTTGGTCATCGAGATGACTCGGGCGGAAGTGGTGGCCTGAGGGGTCATGACGTCTCCACAGTGATTGCCGCGCAATCACTCATGGGATTGGGCGTGAGCCGCGCGGCGAGCTGGGTCTGTTCCGTGGACCGCTGGTCTCTGGCAGCCGGCGTGGACCGAGCGCTGGGAGGAGGGTGATTGCCCCGCAATCACTTTCGCGCTCTGGGCCTGCGCGGAGGGACAGCGCGGCGGGCACGGATGGCAATGGGGTAGTGGTAGGCACGCTACCGCTTACAGCCGGACGTGCGCTAGCCGCCACGTGCGAGCGGGACGGCTTCAGGTGGGGTGGAGTGCGATCAGTCGCTGAGGATGAGTTCCTGCAACTGCTCGAACTCCTCAGGCGTGAGGCTCTTCTTGAGCCGTGTGTAAATGGCTTCGACTGTGGTGATGGGGATAGCTCCGCGGCTGCTGGGAGTGTGGGGTGCGGCTTCGGGCTCGCGCTGAGCGGGCTCGGGTTCGACTGGTGCATCAGGTGAGGGGGCGGTTTGCGGGGCTGGAGTGGCCTCGCGTGTCTGCTGCGTGCCTGCCGCCGCGGGGATGGAAGGTGTCGGCTCGGGAGCGGCGGGTTGCGCGTTACGCGGGCTTGGCAGTGGGGCGTTCTCCTGGCCGGCCACCGATGGTGCGGAAGCGGGCGTTGCGGCAGCAGGAGTGATCGCCGCTGGTGCCTGGTCCTGCGGCTGACCCGCGGGGACCTCCTGGTGTTCCTTCGGCGTCTTGCTCTTCACGATGGCAGCGGCCTGCTCGAAGGTGATCTCACCGGCGGCGTAGGCGCGCTGAAGGTCGTCGCGGAGGCTCGCCAGAACGGTCGCGGCTTCCTTCACCGGGAGGAGCAAGTCCCCGTCCATTTCATGCTCCAGGCCGTTCCGCTTCAGCCAGTGGTTCACGACAGCCTGCTGAAGCTCCGGAATGAGGGACAGCAGCTTGACCCGGTGAGAGATGTTGGTCTGCGAGGTCCCGCCGAGTTGTCGGGCCAGCTCCCGCTGGGAGATGCCGTTCTCTTCCATGGCGGCTTGGTACTCGGCGCCTTGTTCCACTGGGTCGAGGCCGAGGCGGTTCTCGTTCTCCTGGATGGCAGCGATGCGCATGCTGGTGACCGTCTTGCGGAGGTAGACGGGGACCTTGTCCAGGTTGGCTTTCTGTGCGGCGGCTAGGCGTCGGTGGCCGTGGAGCACGACGTACTTCTTGCCAGCGTTCCGCACATGCTGTTCGTGCTTGGGGTAGTGCGAGATGTATGTGTCGGCGGTGACGACGGTCATCGCTTGGACCATGCCTGCGACCTTCAGCGCTTCGGCGAGGTTGTCGACGCCGCGGAGTACGCGGCGGCCGTTCTCGGGGCTGGGGAGAAGGTCCGCCACGGGAAGCTCGGTTGTCTGGCTGAAGAGGCGTTGCTGTGCCTGCTGGTTGCGTGTCGCGTTGAGGTCTTTGCGTGGCATTCCGGGCATGGAATCTCCGGGTGGGTGGTGCCGATGGCGGGTCTCAGCGGGTGAGCTTATCCGTCACGGCGTTCCGGGGCGGATAGCGGCCCGGGGCTGAACGCCCAAAGTGGCTGTGTATGGGCCGGTTCCGGAGGTGCCTCAGGTGATTGCCCCGCAATCACTTCATGCGGCGTCTGTCTGTCGGGCGGCCTTCTTGGCGCGGATGGCGGCTTGTCTGGACTCCTCGCAGGAGCGGCGGCCGGTCATGGTGGCGGGGTGGTAGGCGGCGCCGGACTCGACGAGCTGGTCGAACGCGGCCTGGGGTTCCCGGGACCAGCGTCGCTCGTCACCGGTCAGGGCTTCTCGCTCGATGCGGATCTGCTGGATGGCGTCGTGCGCGTCCTGGAAGCCGGCGGGGGCGTCCTCGCGGGTGCGCATGGGGCCCGCCGGGGCGGCCTTCGAGGGGCGGTCGCCTGCGAGGGTGGCTGTGGTGGTGCTGGGGGCCAGGACACGGATCGCACGGACGCGCTGCTCGCCGAGCTTGTCGTTGATCTGTTTGGCGAGGGCGCCGCCGAGGAGCCGCAGTTGGGTGGCGTAGGCCGCGTTGGACGGCCGCAGGTCGAGGCGCCCTCGCTCCTGGTCGTAGGCGACGGGGGTGACCAGGCCGCCTGCGTACTGGGGGCAGAGCTCGGCCCAGCGGTCAGCAATGATGCCGCCGGCGACGCCTCCGGACCATTCGGGGAGGTCGGTGATGGCGGCGATGACCGACCCGGCGCGGACAGGATCACGGCCCGAGCCGCGGGTGATGCCGCGCTTGCGGAAGGGGGCTTTGGTGGCGGGCTGGGTTTTGGCGGTGCGGGCGTAGGCGCGGAGGGTGTCGCGGGCAAGGTCGGCGCCGGTGAGGGCCGGACGCTGGACGGGGGTCTGGTCGGTCATGGCGTGGCTCCTTAGCGGGCGTCGAGGCGGAGGTAGCCGCGGGCGGTGGCTCGGGCGATGCCCTGGGCGCGGATGACGGCTCCGGGCCCGTAGAGGGCGTTGGCGGTGTCCTCGGTCATGCCGCTGGCGAGGGCGGCGGTGACGATGTTGTGGTCGGCGAGGGCGGCCTTGTGGCTTTCGCGGATGGTGTCGTCGTCGAAGTCGACGGGCTGCACCGTGGTGGCGTCGTCGGTGTCGACGGTGATGGTGAACGTGTCCTCGTGGGCGACGGGCTCCGGCACGGGCTGGTGGAGGCGGTTGACGACGCCCTGGACGAGACGGCGGACAGTGCTGCTGCTAATGGGGCCGGTGATGAGGTCGTACGCCTCGTGACGGGCGTGCTCGTTGCAGCGCTGGTCCCGCCAGTGAGCAACAGCGGTCTGGCGGCGTGCCGGGGTGTTGTACAGCTCGTGGACACCACGCAGGCGGCAGGCGAGGAGGGCACTGCCGCGGCGGACGGTGCCGTCGGTGATGGGCCGGTCCTGCTCGACGACGGCTTGAACTTCGAGGGCGGTCCAGCCGGCGTCAGCGACGTGGCGAGCGACCCAAGCGACTCGCGGCTTGGGCGCGCGGGACAGCCACGGCATGAGGGCGACGAGTTCACCGGCGAGCTGGTAGCGGCGCCCGACCCGGTTGAGGGTCCGCTTCGGCTGCTTCAGGGTGGGGGGAATCTGGGTCCCGCTTGCGAGCTTGCTGCTCTCAGAGGGACCGGTAGAAGTACCCGCAGAAGACGATGCTGAGGTACCACCCTCCCTTAGGGTGCAACGCTGCCCCCGCGAAACAGGGGTGCGGCCAGCCCGGCGGCGGGTCTTCCGGGTGGCCTTTTTGGCGAGCTGGCCGATGAGCTTGCGGCCCTCCTCGGCGATGCCGACGGGGGTGCGGGTGTAGGCGGGCTGGGTGGTGTCGCGGAGGGTGCAACGGATACCGAGCGCCTCGTCGAACGCGGTGGGGATGATGCGTTCGTAGACGGAGGCGTGGCGGATGCTGCCGGTGATGCGGGTGCCCTTGCTGCGGTACACGAGGAGCCCGGCTTCACGGAGCATGCCGAGGTGGTACTTGATGGTGCGGGTGGAGCAGCGGAGCTTGCGGGCGAGGTAGTCGACGCTGGGCCGGCACTCGGTGAGGTTGGCGATCTCCTGGGCGATGACGATGGTTGTCGGGCCCCATTTGGGCCCGTGGTTGCGGTTGGGGGTGTAGAGGCCGCTGCCGGAGATCCAGTGGACGGCTTGCATCCAGGAGTAGCCGTCGGTGGCGATGCGTCCGGTGGTGGTGGAGATCCACTGGGCGTTGGCGGGGGTGTTGAGGGGGGCGAGTTCGCTGACCTGTGGGGTGGACTTTTGCCGCGAATCGCCCGTGCGGGCGCGCGGAAGCTGACAAGACGGCGTCGCGTGCTGCAAGATGGACCTCGTTCCGTTCTGCGGACACGAAAAAGCCCGCTTCGGTGGGTGTTGGTTCTGGGAGAACCTGTTAGATCGCCCGGCGGATTGGCGTCCGGTGGGCCTTAGCTCGGCTGTAGCGAGTCGAGCCGTGGAAGTGGGCCGCAGTGGCCTGGAAGGTATTGGCGTACCGGTCCAGGTGGGCGGCCAGGCGGTTGAGGAAATCTCCCGCCGAGTAGAGCTACGTCACCTGATCCCCCTCAGTGGGTGGGGTCTGTGTGCCTCCAGGGCACGTTGCGGATCGCTCAAGCGGTTGGACCGTCCAGAGCGAAGCTGTGAGGGCGACTCGGCCGTGAAGGCAGGTCGTCAGGAAGAGGCCGCATCGGTTGTCGTCGACGGTGCCGCAGAAGGTCTTGCCGTCGGACGGGCGGTAGCAGAGGACGTGCTCGTCGATGCGCGGGACGTAGCCGGTCTGGGTCTCGTCGCCGGGCCACTGCTGAGTGAACTGCCAGTCGACGCTGAGCAGAGCGGCCTGCTCGTACTCGCCGATGGCAGCGTCCAGCCAGGCGAGGATGTCCTCGCCCTGGGCGCTCATCGCTCGACACCCGACAGGCCGTAGCCCTCCGCGAGAAGAGGGCCGTACAGCCGCTCCACGTCACGCCGAAGCATCATTGGTACGTCGCTGGCCGAGGGCATCAGCACGTTGTCACCGTCGTGGGATCGGCCGGTCAACCACCAGGCGTCCGCGTCGCGATCTACGAACCTGACCCAGTTGCTGGGGATGCCAACGAGGCTGTCCTCGCAGATGTTGCTGACCATGGCTTCGGGGACGGGAGTCCCTTCGCCCCGGGCGCTCATCGTGCGGTGTGGGTAGTGGGGACAGGGCCAGGGTGCGTCGGCGGTGTGATGTTCACGCCGGAAACGCTGGTCCACCTGTCTGACCGGGAGGTTCCCCGGGTACTCTTTCGCATGTCGACACCTTCGTTGAGTTGGGTGTTGGCCAGCCGTAGGAGTCGCTGTGGTAGGTGACTGCCTGCGGCACCGGCCCCGCATCGATCCCGGTTACCAGCCGGGGGAGTGGGGCCGTTCTGCTGCCTACGCCCTCCAACCCGTGATGGGTCGTCTGGCGCAAGGCTCAGCCTACTCGTTGAACCGGTCACTTGTCCCCTCCCTCTCGCATCGTGTTGATGATCGGACAGGTCGTCAGGGATTCCAGCTCATCGCACACCCGTCCCAGCCCCTCCCCGTGTCCGACGAAAAACGGAACTAAATAACGGTTATCAAGCAACCCGGCCTCCCGGCCACCCACCCCAACTACGCAGCTTCAGCAGGCAAAAGGACCTCCTGACTCCGGGACGCCACCAGCAGACTCACCTCACCAACCCCATCCGTCACGTCACCTGCCGCATCCCGCCGAGCCTGCCGTTCCTTCGCTGCTGCCTTCGTGCACAGCTCGCACCGGCACCTGTCGTGTACGTACCGGCCCTCCGACCCGTGCGGCCTCAACGCCGACCGAGCCCGCTTCCCGTCACGCTTCGCCGTCCGCCGGGCCTCCGCGAATCCGGCGTCGACCGACGCGAGATGCGACGCCCACCGTGCCGTGATCCCAGCCGCCGCGGCAGCGTCCACCATCGACCCGCCCCCGGCCAGCGCCTCCAGGTACCGGGCACGGGCCTCGTCGTCGAAAACCGGCGGCCGGCCCCTCCCCGCCGCCGTCACCACAGCACCTCCTCCACACCCATGCCAGCGTGCGCGTCCAGGCCGTCGTCCACCGGCGTCACCGCCAGCAGGTCCGTGACCGTCGCCGCCCGCCCGGCCATCGCCTGCCAGCCCGCCTCCTCCAGCTGGCCCCGCAGCCGGTCGAGGGCGTCGCGGTGGAACCGGGGACGGGACGCGTGGAGGCCGGCCCGGTAGCCGACCGCCAGTGCCCGGTCCCACACGGCCTGCACCACCACCGGGTCGTGGTCGGGCCACAGGTCGTGGGGCAGCTTGTCGGGGCGGCCGATGGTGTCGAGCTGCCCGAGGACCAGGAACCCGGCGATCTGCTCGGCGCTGTGCGCGGCCCGCGCGGCGAGGGCCTCGTCGGCGTGCACGGTGACGGGAGGGGTGGGGGCGGTCATGCGGTGGTCTCCAGGGTGTCGGCCACGATGCGGGCGGCAGGACGGGGGCGGGGAGTGGTGGTGCGGGCCCGGCGTCGGCGGCGGAGCTGGAGCGCGCCGGCGAGGGGCAGGGTGAGCTGTATCGGCGCGCCGGCCGCTATGCGCCGCTGCCGGGCCCCGTCCGTAGTCGGAGCAGCGGCGACGGGGGACGGCTCCCGCACGACCCGTACGCCGGCGGGGAGTACGCCGTGTTCAGCGGCGGCGGCGAGGAGCTGCGCACGGGTCGCGGTTTCCCGGTCGAGGCCGAGCAGCCCGCACAGGCTGGAGCGGTGCCAGTTGGTGGTGCGCAGGTCCATGCCCGCCGCGGTGGCGACGATCTCCTCGTCCCAGTGGGAGGCCAACGCGGCCAGCACCGTCTGCTTCTGCTCGCGTCGGCACTCGGCCAGCGTCACCTCCGTCACCGTGGGGGTGGCGGGCTCGGCGGTGCGGCGGCCGATCAGCTCGCGGTGTCGGTCCAGGGCGAGCATGCCGCCCCACACGCCCTCCGGCTCGGTGAGCTGCCCGTCGGTCTCCGTGCACGCGTACGTCGCACACAGGGCCCGCACAGGGCACGCCTCACACACCGAGATGGCGGCGCGCTCCCGGTCGATGCGGTCCCGCTGTTCCTCCGCGCCGTCTCCCGTGTGCGGCAGCCACGCGTTCAACGGCACGTCGGGGTTGCCGGCGGCACGGTCGGGCTGGTCGGGGTCGGGTGCGCAGCCCCGGTACCGGTAGTACTTGTGGTCGGTGAGCGCGCGGTAGGCGCCGCGGGCGGTGGACGGCAGGCGGGTCATGGGCGGGGTCCTTTCGCGTTCGGCGGCCCGGCGGGCTGCTGGTCGGTGATGGCGGCAGTGAGCCGCTGCATGACGGCCGTGTAGTCACGGGCGTGGGCGGCGCCTTCGAGGCGACGCGCGGCACGCTCCGCGGTCAGAGCACGGCGGAGACGCTGGGTGTGCAGATACAGGGCCGCCCCCGCCCCGAGGAGGGCGGAGGCGGCGATCGTGCTGCTCAGGCGGCGGGCGGCCATGGCTCGCCCTCCTTCTCGTAGTAGGGGGCGAGCCGTGCCCACGCTGTGTCGATGACAGCTTCGGCTTCGCCGAGGACCGCGGCCTGCTGGAGCGCGGCCCGCAACGCGGCCTCGTCCAGGACCGCCTGGTGCTCGGTACTGCCCGGGTAGACGCCGGCGCGGTGCGGTCGGCGGCGCATCCACCACGAGTGGACAGCTGCCCCCACACCCGACCCGGCGACGACGAGGACGATCAGCGAGGCATGCAGGACTGGGGACATGGCGGACCTCCCGGTAGCCAGAGACGGTGATGGACGGTGGCCTGCCGGCCGGAGTGAATTAGGCGGCGTCCGCCTTTGGCTGCTGGGAGAGGTGCTCGATACGGTCGGCGAGGAGCTGGTCGAAGGTGATCTGCGTACCGTCGGGGCCCGGTACGAGCTGGTCGTCGAAGCCGGTGCTCTGCGCCTTCATGCGGACCTCGATCAGGCCCAGGCTGCTGCCCCAGGAGGCGTTCGCTGCCGCCTTCAGCTCATCGAATGGGCCGTTTTTCACCGGCGGCTGCGCGGGCACACCGTGCTCGGCCGCAACCTGACGGGCCGCCTCCGGTGCCTCCTTCGCGCGCTGCGCCTCCTGCTCTGCCGCCGCCTCCTTCAGCGCCGTGCCACGCGACACCAGCAGCTCGCCGAGCGTCGTCTGCCCGTCCGGCCCTTCGACCCTTGCGTCGAGGAGCCCGTCACCACGCGCTTCGGAGTGCATCGCCTGGAGCGCGGTGACGTTGTGCCACACGGCGGGCTTCCGGAGGCGCTCCATGTAGCTGTCGGCGGGGGAACGCTGCCCGACCGGGTGGTCGCGGTCGCCGTCGTCGAGCGACCCGGCGTCGACCGGGATCATGAACGTGTGGATCAGCGCGTACTTCAACGCGGCGGACATGGCCTTGTTGGATGCCTTGTCGGCCACGTCGGACGCTTCACCCATGGTGGTGGCGGTGACACGGTCGCCGGCGGGCCCGTAGAAGTGGAAGGCGACGCGCATCCGGACGGCGTTCATCTTCCCGCGGACCTCGGTCTGGATGTCGAGGACTTCCGGCGTCATGAACACGCCGTGGTCGCGGAGCGGCTGGGCGAGCGCACCGATGGCGTCGTCAACGCCGCGGAAGCTGTAGTTCTGCGAGTTGTTGCGCCCGTTTTTCCCGACGTTGCGGACGTCGCGCATGACGCGGGACATGAGCTGGTAGACGCTGGTCTGGTGCTGGTTCGGGGTGTGCGTGGTGGGGCCCTCCGCCATGGTGGCGGGGGCCTCGCTGGCCGTGGCCATGAGGTCTCCCTATGAGGTTGTGCGTGATGGTGGAGGGGCTGGCCGGCCGGTGTCGGCGTCCGGGCCCGGCCAGCCCCTCGGCAGGTCAGAGCCCGTACTTGTGACGGAGCCAGGCGAGCGCGATCACACCGGGGGTGGGCTTCCAGCCCAGCTCCTCCGTGCGGGCGTCGGCACTGTCGTTGATCTGCTGGACGAGGTGCGGGTCGGGTCGCACGTTGAGGTTCTTGCGGTCCTCGGTGGCGCCCTGGCTGAGCCGGCCGCGCGGGGGCTTGTCGGGCGTGAACCGGCCGGCGAGGTACGCGGCGAAGCCCTCGTCGACATCCGCTGCGAGGTCGGGGGAAGCGTCCATGAGCTGCGTGCGGACGCTGACGGGGGTCCAGATGGCCAGGTTGGGGCGGCCTCCGGCGGGGGCTGGCGGGCGGAGGAGCTGCCAGCCGCCGGGGGCGGAGATCTTGTCGAGGGACTCGGCGAGGACGGGGTCGTTGGCGCGGAGCTTGTCGGCGGCGGCGACGACGTGGGAGGCGATGCGCTTGTCGTAGCTGTAGCGGGCCATGGGGCGGTGTCCCTTCGAGGGGCGCCGCTGGCTGGTGGGTGTGGTGGGGCGGCGCGTGGGGGTGTTGGTCACGCCAGTTTCCTCCATGGGCGGTGGGGCGGGTGGTTGTGGGTGGCTTGCTTGAACCAGTCTCGCATACTCCATTGCGTTGCGCAATGGAGTATGGCTATGGTGGGTCCACCGCACCACGAAGGGGGAGCCCGATGAACGCCCGCACCCGCACCGCCCGCCACACCCTCCGCCAGCGCACCCGCACCAACCGCACCACCACCCGAGCCACCCGCAACACCGCCACCGGACTCCCCCAGCCCGCCAGCACCCACCTCATCGCCGCCGGCATCCACCCCACCCTCGCCCGCCGCTACTCCGGCGCCTTCTCCCGCACCATCACCCCCACCACCCTCGGCCAGACCACCATTAAGCTCCGGGGACGCCGCACCAAGACCGTGCCCGTCAAGCTGTACGACCGGGCCGCGTTCACCGCCCGCCTCGCCACCTACCGCCCCCGCAACGCTGGTGACGCCCGCCTGTTCGAGCAGGCCGCCTACCGCCTCGCCGCCTAAGGAGTATCCATGGCCACCCAGCCCCGCAAGCCCTGGCGCGTCGCCACCATCACCAACGGGCAGCCCCGCTCAACCGACCACGCCACCCCAAGCAAGGCGTATGCCCGCGTCACCAAGCTCCGCCAGGAGATCCAGGCGGGCTGCTGGGACGTCAGCCGCATCACCGTGCACGCCTGGGCTGACGGCATCTGGTCCGTCTACGAGGACGGACTGGAAAAGGTCTAACCCCGCCCCCGTGACCGCGCCCGAACCTCAACCACCTCACTACATAAGGAGACCTCGTGGACGCCAACCCGCACCGCCTGGTCGACGTCCACACCAACCGCAAGGACTGCACCGAATGCGGGATCGTCGTCACCCAGCACAGCCGCGCAGGCAGCCGGTACGCCAGCGCATACCAAGTCAAGCGGTGGATCACCTGGGCGGCCCCGGACGGGCGGAGGTGGGAAACCTACCCCGACGGCAACTTCCCCGACGCGGTGCCGCCATCCTGCCCGCCGCCGGGAGTGGAGGCGCTGTGCCCGTGGCGCCCCGACGCCATGCAATACCGAGGGGCCAAGGGAAGGGTTCAGCACGAGACGGCGAAGCGCACGTGGTGTGACACCCATCAGTGCGCGGTGAACGACTGTCCCGAGCCCGGCCCTCTGTGCTACGGCGCCTTCCACCACAACCTCAATGGCGATGGCACCCGCACTGCTGGCCGATGCACGGGGCGCCAGGATTCGTGCCGCTGCATGTGCCCGTCCTGCTGTGGCGACACCCCGGATATGTATGGCTACGACGGCCCCTTCTGACCGACCCGGCACACGCTAATGGCCACCGCCCCGAACCTCGGGTGGGTGAGCCACCCACCGCCTTGCCACCTAAGGAGCACCCATGAGTGACCGGCCGAACTGCCCTGAATGCGAAGGGGACGGCAACGATCCCGACTGCTCGGGAAACGGATGCGACTACTGCGACCAGACCGGCATCTGCCAGAACTGCGATGGAACCGGCTCCGATCCATCCTGAACCACCAGCACACGCTAATGGCCACCGCCCCGAACCTCGGGTGGTGGCCATTCACATACCTATTACGCAAGGCGAAGCCTACCCCGCAAACCGGTCACGCACCAGCACGCTCCCGCCTCCGCGACCTACGCGCATGAGCAGCAGCCTCACAACACTCCGCGCACCGGCACCCGCCATGCACATACCGGCCCTCCGTACCATGCGATGAACCCACCCCTGACGCGCGACGCGGACGACCAGGCTGCCCCACCGGCACCTGCGCAACCCGCTCCTCCTCCACAGGCGTCACCGCCCGCCGCAACGACTCCAACGACGCCGGCAACGGCTCCCACCCCACCTCACCCGCCATCACCGAATTCAACGACCGCACACCCCGCGAATACGCCTCCCGCAACACCTGATCCGACAACGGCAACCCCGCCGGCTCCCCCGCCCGCAACGGATACGGCGCTACCCGCACCCACAACGCCTCCACCCGACCCCCCTCCAACCCAGCCACCAGCCGCTCCCGCACCTCCAACCACCGGCCCAACGCCTCCCGCGTCGCCCTCGACAACGACAGCTCCTCCACCACCACCGGCAGATGCGCACCATTCTGCGGCTGACGCCGCACCCGCACCCACTTAAGCCCATCCCCCAGATCCGACATACGGATCGCCGCCAACTCCGACACCCGCGACCGCGTATCCACCGCCACCCCAGCCACCGCCAACGCCCGCACACGAGCATCCGCCTGCCGCTGCTGCCACACGAACCCGCCCGCCGGCCCGTCCGCCGCCAACCGCAGCAGATGATGCAGCAACTCCTGCTCCTGTGCGGGCCGTGTCACCGCCCGAGCCGGCGCCTGCGGCAACTTCGGCAACCGCACCATGCGCTCCGGCACGACCAGGCGGGCCAGGATCGCCAAACAGTCCCGCACCATCCGCTGCGACGCCACCGGCAGCCGCTTCCCCCGATCCTCCGCCCGCGCCCGCAACTCCCCCGGCACGGCCAGCTCCCAGAACGCGGCGAGGGCAGCCCACGTGAACAGCTGGTCCATGCCGCGCGTCCTGGTTCGCTCCGGCATCGACGGACGCTGAACGGCACGGTCGAACATGCCGACCACCATCCACAACTGATGGCCGCGGGACCTGGACACCTGCTCCCACACGTCCCGCCGCGGCGACCCACGCCGCACAAGGACCGGCTGCCGCGTCTCCCACTCGTCCCGATCGTGGGGCGCGACCTGTTCGACCAGCGCCGCGAGATTCCGCACCGACCGCACCTCGTACACCACAACGCCTCCCTCACCGACCACCACAGTGTCCCTCGTGAACGCGCCTGACCGGCTACAGGGGCGAGAACGTCTTGATGTCGGCCGGTAGTGGCCGCGTACGGGCGAAGCTGCCGAGACGCTCCAGACAGACGAGAAGGTGAACCTCCTTGGAGCCATACGGCCACCGAGCGACAGCTCCCTCAACCGCGAGATGCGCCCACGTACGGCTCGGCATGGTGTAGCCCACCTCCAACGGAACCGACCACGGGCGCAGATCGAACGGGGCATGAATCGCAGAATGCAAAGCGTGAACGTTGAGGATCTGCGCCGTGGTGGACCGCCAAGCCGTGACGGGGCTGTCCCACTCCAGGGCGCCGTCGCTGTCGGCGCCGTTCTGCGTCATGCTGAGTCGCGCCACGAAGGGGGCCGGTAGAGACAGCAGCCTCTCGGCATTGCCGGTGCGATCTGAGTCGGACCCAGGAGCGTGGCCGAGGGGAATGCGGCGTCTGGCCACACGGCCTTGAGATAGCCGGTGCACAACATCTGTGAACGCTGCGACCTGCGCCTCTGGCCAGGAAGCGGGGCTCTGCAAGGTCTGCCCGATGAGGTCCATCAGCCAGTCGGGGAAGCGAGTGTCGAGCCGGGCGTGCACCTGCGCTAGCAGCGCCGCATCATGAGGATCTTGGGACATCGCCTCGAAGAGGTCAGCCGCCGCAGCCTCGTGAAAAGTCGTCATGGCCTGCGCTCCTGGGTCGCTACTTGATGAACCGGTCGACGAGGTGGTCGTACACCGCGACCGCTGCGGCGGCGTGGGCGGCCTTGCGGGCGGCGGAGTCGCGCCGGCGGATGTACCGCAACGTCGTCTCGATCGCGGCATGGTCGGCGTACTCCTGGATCTCCTCGACGGGGCGGCCCTCGTCGTGCATGTGGGTGAGCCGCGAGGCGCGCAGGACGTGCGGAGTCAGGTCCCGGTCAGGTAGGACGCCGGCCTGGCGGCCGAGGCGGTTGAGGAGACGGTCGACGCTGTGACGGTCCATGGGGTGCCCGTCGTCGTTCACAAGGATCGCGCCCTCGTCACGGCCGTCGGTGGCGACGTCGATGAGCTGGCCGAGGCGCTCGGGGATGGTCCAGACGCGGCCCTTGCCGCCCTTACGGCGGAGGTCCAGGAGGCGCTGGCCGTCGTGGTGCTTGAGGTGGTGGAGCTGGGCGGTGCAGCTTTCGGTGACGCGGCCGGCGAGGGTGTAGATGAGGGTGGGCACGAGGGCCTGGCGCGGTGTGGTGGCGGCGTTGATGACGGCCTGGAACTCGGTGACTTCGAGGATGGGGGTGGCGGTGGTCTCGTCTCGGGGGTCGACCTTGGGCCGGTCGTGCTTGGTGACGGGGGACGCGATGGTTTCCTTCGTCTTCCACGCGGCGTACTGGGTGAGGGCGGTGAGGACGGACAGGCGCCGGTTGATGGTGCGGGGGGCTTTGCCCTGGACCTTCTGGAGCTTGGTCCAGGTTTCGATCATGCCGGGGGTGACGGCTCCGACGAAGAACCGGTCGTGGCCGCCCAACTCCCGTGCCACGTCGGCCCAGAGGCAGATGTCGTCGGCGTACGCCTGCTTGCTGGTGGTGGCGGGGACGGCTTCGGAGCCGAGCCATGAGGTGATGAGGAGGAAGGTGTCGCGGTCGCAGGCTTCGGCGAGGAGTTCGAGTCGGTAGCGGCGTGGGCCGAGGCGGCGGTTGTGGGGGTTGCGGCGGGCGACGGTGCCGAGGGTGTCGCGGAGCCAGTCGGCGGCTTGTTGCGCCATGCCGGGCTGGGTGAGTTCGGCGCGGGGCCGTTCGGCGATGACGTGCCCTTGGATCACCTCGTTCATGATCCGATTCTACCGATTCTTAACACACGTTATGCGTCTCGTCAGGAGCGATCCTGCGGTCGATGGCGTTCGTGTCGACACTCAATCAAACCCAAGGAATCCAAGGGTTGCCAAGCATTCCAAGGATGGCTACGCTGATAGAGCATTAGCCGCCACGAGGAAAGAGGTACTCCGCCATGCGATACCGAGACCCGAACTGCGAGTGCGAGGTCGAGTACCCCGGCGCCTACCGGCGTTGGTGCGAGAACTGCCGTTCCGAAGGCCCGCTGCCCGGCAGTCTGGCCGATCCCCAGTGGGAGCAGCGGCACACCGACCCGGCCGTGCTCCGCGAGGCCGCCGACCGGCTGAACCACGACCACCCGGAGCAGGCCGACAGCCTCCGTCGAGAGGCCGAGCGCCTGGAAGACGTGCTCACCGCGACCGAGCACTGAGGACACGAACCATGAGCGACACCACCGCCCAGCCCACCGGCCGCTGCTACTGCGGCTGCGGCAAGGAGATTGGCTACGGCCGCTACTTCGCCGCCGGGCACGACAAGACCGCCGAAGCCGCCTTCCTCGCCATCCACCACGGCGGCACCGTCGCCCAGATGCTCCACGCCCACGGATACGGCCCCGACGACGACACCTCCGTCACCAAGGCCGCTGTCGACAAGGGGTTGTGGGAGGAGTGCCCGCGCGGCTGCGGGTACCGGGGCGCACTGGAGAGCATCAACAACCACGTCAACCGGCACCACCGCACCACCGAGAAGTGAGGACACCATGAGCATGATCGGGATCGATCCCGCAGAGACTGCCGACGCCCTGGACGACCACGGTGAGTTCGCTGGCGCCGAGCTGATGCGAGAGCTGGACGCAGAGAACAGCGCGCTCCGAGTGCGTCTGAACGCTGTGCTCGCACTCTGCGAGGAGGCTGGCACAAAGGGCATCACCAGCGGTGGGCTGTTCACCGTGGACGCTGTGAGGGAGGCTGCCGCCGAACGCACCACCGAGAAGTAGAACCTTCACCAACACAGGTGCCCCCGGCCAGGGAAAGTGGCCGGGGGCACCCTCACGTGACCCTAGCCCAAGGCCACCTGCACCCGGTCGCGTGCGTCGAGCTGCTCGGCCAACTGCTCAGCGAAACCGTCCACCAGCTTGATGTACTCCTGAATCCGCCCAGCGACAAAGGTCGTCGGGTCTGCGCCCTCGTCGATGTGCGGGCGGGCGTCCATCACGTCGTAGGCCGCAAGGGTGATCTGTCTCGCTGTCTCCGTAAGGTTCTGAAGCTGCGCCGGGGTCAACAGCGCCCCAGCGGCGACCAGGTCCGTCATGCGGTCCGCCTTAGGGATCGCCGCCCGCAAGTCCACCGGAGGCGCCCAGTCAGCGCGAGACATGCGCATCGTCGCCACACCCGGCTTCACATCGTCATCGTCCCACCGCTCATACATGCCGGCGAGAGCCAAGGCGTACTCGGAGATCGGCATGACGCCCATCGCCGCCTTGATGAACCTCTCCCCCGCCTCCTTGCGTAGCGTGAACAGCCGGTCCTCGTGCTGGACTACCGCGCTGTGCAGCAGGCTTTCCTTGTGAAGTTGCCGAGCGTGCTTGTGGTCTTCTAGTTGGCGGTGCCTCGCAAACCGCTGCCCGAGCAGGGTGAACGCGCCGGCTAACAGCGCGCCGAGCACCCCTCCGATGATTGGTCCCCATCCGAAGTTCATCGGTCCATCGTCGGTGTGGGCATCAGCCGAACGGGTGCCGCTTGAGCAACTTCAGAGCATTCGCTACGACTCGACGTGCTCTGAGGCGAAACGCTGACCGCGGATTGGGTGGTACTCCCAGGGGTGCGCTTCTGGCGGCTCACCGCAGTCGTTGCAGACGTCGGGGTTCAGGAGCGTTGCGAAGTAGTTGTGCGCAGAGGTGCCGGGTCCGTCGTAGGCCAGTTGAGAGGCGCGGGAACAGTCACGGCCGTTCCGGCACCGCCCGCAGCAGTCATGGTTCCTATGGATCATGGGATTCACCTTTTTGGTGCACCCCGAGTGCCAGCAGTTGGTGTAGCCGCCGCCGTGGTTCGTGAAGCCTCCGTGCCCGTATGGGCGTGGATCGCTTTCGGTGTCGTTGTCCGGGCGGGATGCGGTGCGAGCGGCCAGTAAGGCCAGGCCGCCGAGCAGCAGAGCGGCCTTCGCTGCGACGGCCAGTTTCTTCTCGTGCTTCTGGCGCCACGCTGCCAACGCCGCCCTGCGCTCTTCGCTACGAGACGTACCCTCAGCATCTGGCATGCTCCACCCCTTGGTGCGACGAGCCGCCATTCTCCTACAGCTTCGGCCAGCCCTCCCACGCGGAGGTCACCATGTCCCGCGGCGTCAGCCGGGCCCGCCAGTCCAGGGCCTCGGCGGCGCGGGCGGTGGAGGCGACGACGCGGGCCGGGTCGCCGGGGCGGCGGGGGAGGACGACCGGGTCGATGTGCTTGCCGGTGACGTCGTTGATCAGGTCGATCAGCTCGCGGACCGAGACGCCGTGGCCACTGCCGATGTTGACGGTGATGTCCTCGCCCGGGGCGGCGGCGGTCAGCGCGCGGGCGGCAGCGGCGTGGGCCTCGGCGAGGTCGACCACGTGGATGTAGTCGCGGACGCAGGTGCCGTCCTCGGTCGGGTAGTCGTCGCCGAAGATCTGCGGGGGCACACCGTCGGTGAGCCGCTCGAAGACCATCGGGACGATGTTGAAGACCCCGGTGTCGGCGAGTTCGGGAACGGCGGCGCCGGCCACGTTGAAGTACCGCAGGCAGGCGGTGCGCAGGCCGTGGGCGCGGCCGGTGGCGCGGACCAGCCACTCGCCGGCCAGCTTGGTCTCGCCGTAGGGGTTCATCGGAGCGCAGGGCGTCGACTCGGTGACGAGGTCGACGTCGGGCATCCCGTAGACGGCGGCCGAGGAGGAGAGGACGAAGGAGTCGACGCCCGCGGCGACGGTGGCCGCCAGCAGGACGCGCAGGCCCTCGATGTTGTCGTGGTAGTAGCGCAGCGGCACCGAGACCGACTCGCCCACCTGCTTCTTCGCGGCGGTGTGGATGACGCCGGTGATGGCGTGGTCGGCGAAGACCTTGTCGAGCAGGGGCCGGTCCAGGGTGGTGCCCTGCACCAGGGTGGCGGAGGCGGGGAGGCGGCCTTCGACACCGGTGGAGAGGTCGTCGAGGACCACGGCGCTCTCGCCGGCCTCGTCCAGGGCGCGGACTACGTGCGCACCGATGTATCCGGCGCCGCCAGTGATCAACCAGGTCATGACTGACACCCTAGCTGCGAGTGGGCGTCGGCCGTGCCACTGCTACCGGGCGTGGGACCTTCGAGCGGATGCTGGAGCGGGCTCTGCGGCGCCGGCGCCCGGGGCCGTCATCGTCGTCGTTGCGGTGGCGCCACCACAGGACGCCAGCCGCCGCGGCGAACGGCGCGGCCAGGGCGACGCCCGGCCAGAGCTGGACGGCAACGCAGACCGTGGCGCAGGTGGCCCAGCACAGGCACATCGTCTTGTACGCGGTCCGCCGAGCCAGGAGCCCCAGGTAGCAGAGGATCTGGGCGCCGAGCTGCATCACGCTGAGAACCAGAACGGTGGCGACCGCTACCTGCAACGAACTCACGTACTCCCCTGTACCGCCGACGGCCACCGCACATACGACCGCGACTCCGTCGGCCCCGACTGCCCCTGATACCGCGACCCCAGCCCCTCACTGCCGTACGGCCGCTCCGCCGGGCCCGACAGCGCCACCAGGCATAGCTGGCCGATGCGCATCCCCGGCCACAGCTTCATCGGAAGCGACGCCACGTTCGACAGTTCCAGCGTTACGTGGCCTGCGAACCCCGGATCGATGAACCCCGCCGTCGCATGCGTCACCAGGCCCAAACGCCCCAGCGACGACTTGCCCTCCAACCGCGCCGCCACATCCGGGCCCAGGCCCACACGCTCCAGGGTCGACGCCAGCACGAACTCCCCCGGATGCAACACGAACGGCTCCCCCGCCGGCGGCGACACCAGGCGCGTCATACCCGGCTGCTCCACTGCGGGGTCGATGTGCGAGTACCGGTGCGACTCGAACACCCGGAACTCGGCTCCCAGCCGGACGTCGACACTCGCAGGCTGGACCAGTTCCGGATCGTACGGGGACAGGGCGAGCCGGCCGGTGCTGATGGCGGCACGTATGTGGCAGTCGGAGAGCAGCATGAGGTGAGCGTATGGGCAGGTGCGGGCACCTGTTGCCCCTAGATTGCGGGGCTGTTGTCTGAGGGGACCACTCTGGGTTGCTTGATAACCGTTATTTAGTTCCGTTTTTCGTCGGACGCGATCATGGGGTCACTGGAGGCGGCGACGCTCCGGCGCCAACATCCCCACCGACGGAGACGACCCGACCGGATCAGGGTCCGGCGACGACCCGCCCCCACCCGATACCCGCTGGCACACCAACACGTCACCGTCCAACGCCCACGGCCGCAGCTCGAAACCCGCCGGGCACGCCTGCCCATCACGCCCGTCCTTGCCGTCCGAACCGTCACGCCCAGCCGGGCCCTGCGGCCCGGTCTCCCCCCGCGGGCCAGCAGGTCCGGCCGGGCCAGGGGCACCCACCTGCCCGGAAGCGCCGTCCGCCCCGTCGCCCCCAGCAGCGCCAGGTTCGCCGTCCTGCCCGTCCACGCCATCGGCACCCGCGGACCCGGGCTTGCCGGTCGGCCCCGGCTTGCCCGACTGCCCGTCAGCGCCGTCGACCCCGTCACGGCCGTCAGCACCTGGCGGGCCGGTAACGGCAGGGCCCGGCTGGCCACGGGACCCGGGCGGGCCCGCGACCGGAGTTGCGCCCAGCTCCTCCACCTGCGTGGCGAGCTGATCCCGGGCCTCATTCGCGCCCTCCAGCTCCCGGTACAGGACCATGAACCCAGTCAGGGTGAGGGCGAGGACAGCCGCACCGAACAGTGCGACCAGCCCCGCCGCCACATTCCCCCGGCGCCGCTCCTGCAACGCCTCCACTCGCGTCGGCCCGCGCATCACTTGCTCCCAGCCAGGAAGAGAACAACCGGCAGGACCAGGCCGAGGAGCGGCATCACCACGGACGCCAGCAGGTAGCGGCGGGTCTGCGTGACCCGGTCCGCGTCCTGCTGCCGCTGCTGCCGTATGGCGTCCACGTCCTTCTCCAGGTCGGTGATGTCTTTCTGCATGACGGCCCGCTCCACCGCGTACACCTCGGCGGACACGAGCTTGTCGAGGCGGGCGTTGACCTGCATGTTGTTCTCGCGCTGTTCTTCGCGGAGTGCCTGGATGAGCCGCCCCAGCTCACCCAGAGACGGCTCACCAGCCATAACAAGTGCTCCCGTGAGGTCTCAGGTCAGGAAGAGGGGGTGACGGCGGTCGGCTTCGCCGTGGCGGGCACCGGAGCGGTGACCTGGGTGCGGTCGAACATGCCGACGACCGCGGCGACGAGGGACAGCACGATCGCCTGCTGTTCCGCGGACCAGTCGGCGCCGAATCCGACGGCGAGGGCGATGACGGCCTGGACGAAGCCGAGGACTGCGGCGCCTATGCCGTCGGAGGCGAGGACGGCGACGAGGAGGCCGACGCCGGCGGCGGCGACCGCGTTGATGACGGCCTGCTGCTCGCCGGTGACGTTGAGGCCGAACGCGGCGCCGGTCTTGAGCATGACGGCGATGAGGGTCAGGAAGAGAGCGGGTTCCCGCTTGAAGATGAGCATGGTGGACTCCTGGGGTGTGGATGGGGTGGTCAGAGCTGCTTGGGGACGCGGAGCTTGTCCCACGAGGTCTTGCCGGGGATGCCGTCGGCGGCGGCGCCCGTGTAGCCGAGTTTCCGCTGCCAGGCGCTGTAACTCGCCTTGTCGACGTTGGTCCAGTTCGGGCCGGGGCCCTGCTTGTACTTGCCGCAGCCTTCGGCGACGAGGCGACGGCCCATCGCGGTGACGATGGGGCTCTTCCGGCCGGTGTGGAAGAACGCGGCGCCGGGGAACGGCTCGTACTGCGGCTTCGGGGTGGATGCCTTGCCGGGGACCTTCAGCTTCTGCCCGACGGACAGCTTGTTCGGGTCCTTGAGGCCGTTCAGGTCGGCCATGGCCTTCACCGTGGTGCCGTGCGTCGCAGCGATGCCGGAGAGGGTGTCGCCCTTCTTCACCGTGTACGTGCCGCTGGTCGTCGGGGGCTTGGTGTCGCCGCCGCTTGAGCCGCCGGCCTTGCCCGGCACGATGCTGGTGTCGATGCCGCCCGGGTCCCAGTGGTCGTTACCGGGTACCTGGGAGTGACCGAAGTGGCCGCCCTTCGACTGCCACGTCGACCTGTTCCGCTTCGTCGCGGCTGCGGCCGTCGCCGGGGGCTTGCCCGCCGGCCACGTGTCGGGCACACCGTGCGCACGCATCGCCGCGAGGAGCTTCCGGAAGTTCGGCTTCTTCGCCGGGTCGAAGCCCTTCGTCCACGGGGACGCGGCGCGGCCGAGTACCTCGACCTGGATGCAGACCTTGCCCTCACGGTTCGTGCGGCGGCTGCCGTCGTTGCGGAGGGCGCGGCCGGACCGGTTGAGGGGCCCGAACTGGCCGAGCTTGTCGGTGACCGGGTCGTAGATGACCTGCGGTTCGGCGCCGACCCGGATCAGGTAGGC